ATAATAATTATAAAAATAAAGAGGTAAAATGATAGGGCAGGAAATATTCCAAACACAAGAAGAAAAAGAGCGTATTGAACGACTTGAGAAGTATATTATCAAGGTTGATGAATCTTTAGGCAGAATAGCTGAAGAGCTGAAAGCATATGGACAAGTATCCTATATGAGCGAGCAGGACATTCAACGTGAATTAAGCACCTTACCTGATTTAATTGCTGACGCTAATTTACTTCTATCTAAAATACAACGAGCCTATGACTACGCAAAAGATGATTCTAAACGCCAAATAGCTAATTTATGGGGTCAATGCACCAAACGTAAAGAGGCTTTAGGATTAAACAATCAAAAGGAACAAGAGGCTTGGGTTATCCAGAATGAAGAGTATGTCCGAGTAATTAGAATTGAGATTGAATGGAAATACCAAGTCCAGAGAGCTAAATCAATTGTAGATAGATACGAGAATAAATTTGCAGCAGCTCGAAAACTAGCTAATCTGATTGAAAAAGATCAGACTAACAATTATAGACGAGAACAATATGGAGGCGAGGCATGAGTTCTGCATTTGATCTATTGTTGTTTATTTTTATTATAGGTATTACGTATGCAGCAATCATAAGTGAGGGCTTCTTTAGGGGTATAACAGCCTTAAGTTTAGTAACAATTGCTTTTATATTGTATGGTATCTTGGACAGATTAGATGAAAGGAGGAATAAGAAATGAAAACAGTTATTATTGGCGATATTCACACTAAACCATACATAGTCGAGCAGGTAGCAAAAGTACTCAAGAATGGTTTGAATGTTGTTCTAATTGGAGATTATGTAGATGACTGGCATGCAACTCCAGAACAAAATGAATGGGTAATTAAAAAATTAATCAGGTTAAAGGAAGAATTCACTAACCAATTAACTTTACTTATAGGTAATCATGATTTATCAGAAGCTTTTGGTCTTGAATATCACGATTTAAGATGTGCTGGCTTCAATCCTGAGGTAGCCAAGAGAGTATCAAGTGATATTCGTTGGCTTATTAACAAGGGTTGGTTGAGAGTAGCTACTCGAGTTAATGGTTATTTAGTTAGTCATGCTGGCTTCACAGATGAATGGTTTACTAATCTGACAGATGGTGATGTGGAACACTTATTGGACCAAATGACTCACTCATCTCTTAAAAGGTTAAATATGTGTGGACCAGGACGAGGCGGTAGAGATGAATATAGTGGTCCACTATGGGCTGATAGAAATGAACTGTTAAATACATGGACTCGCCGAGAACCTAAACAGATTGTAGGACATACCCCAGTACAAAGTTGTACACGATATAAATATGCAGAAGTTGATTTGTGGTTTATTGATACTTTTTCAACAAATATATTATGTAAAAACATAGGAGATAGCACAATCTTAATAATTGAAAACAATAATATTAAAGTAACTAAATTTAATGAGGTCTTAAATGTACGTGATCCACAAATGTGTAGTAGGTTCTAGATTACACGGAACAGCTACCGAGAATTCAGATTGGGATTTTAGGGGTATACACATCAGTCCTCTAGTTGAACATATAAGCCCGTTCAAAAAGGTTAAGAATACTTCATGGATTGAGGGTGATATGGATAACACTAGTTATGAACTAGCGTCGTTTTGTAAGGATATTACTAAAGGCAATGCAACCTTGCTTGAAGTTTTATTTTCTAGTCAGGTCATTAAGTCATCAGACATTTCCCTTGAGATGATAGATAACTGGAAGATGTTTTTTGATACAGATAATTTTATAAAAGCCAGTACGGGGTATTGCTCCAACCAATACCGCAAGTTCGCTTTATATGAAGACAAGGGACAGTCAGGACAGGCGCGTACAGCCAAGTTTATTATTGCTTTTATCCGAGTGATGTGGCAATGTGAACAAATGCTTTTAACTGGTGTATTTAACCCCACTCTTGAGTACTGCGATAAATTAGACTATATCAAATCTATTAAAGAGTTGCCACGAGAAGAAATTAGCGTGCCTGAAGCGTTCACTCATATTGAAGATATGAACCGACGAGTTATTGAAGCTCAAATGAATATTCATCCAAGTATCAAAGGGAATAAGCCTAACATAGAATATATTGAAGATTTCATTATGAGGTCTTATCTAGACTGACAGTTTAATATTATAAGGTCAATCTTGACATAAAACTCATGGTTCTATATAATAGAAAGTGGCAAAGGTAGTTCCTAATAATCAATTCACAATGGAAAAGTTACTACCCGCCACTTTACATATCAAAAAACTGTGGCATAAATAGTTCCTGTTTTTGGACTCTTAACCCGCGGATACAGGTTCGATTCCTGTCTTAGTAGCTCAATGGTAGAGCAGCGTAATTACTATTCGCCACTTTTTTGATATCAATAAAATTAGTTTTATTTACTATTTTGTATAAGTGGCTCTGCTTATTAAATAACTTATAGGAGGGACAAAATGAAATCAACACTACGTCTATTTAAGGCTTTACCGATAGAATCAAAGGTAGAGGTCGACAAAGATAGAACAGCAGAGCTTATGGAGCAAACTATCCCTCTAGGTTTTGTTTTTGAACCAGTATTTTCTTCAAGAAATTTTGCTCACATTATTAAGGAAGTAAACGATCTTTATGGGAGTAACCCAGAAGAATTGAATTCATCATTCCATAAGTCTTTTTCTAAAGTCCGTGACGCGTCTATTTCCCAGTTAGCATTTGAATAAGTAACACATTACTTGACAACCTATGGTGCTGAAATGGTGGGAGTTTATAATCAAGATTCTGTCTATATTCCACATGAGAGGTTAGATATTCCTCAATTAAAAGAGGATATCCGATTGGTTGTTATCCATGGACTTACTAAGGAAGAGCTAAAAGTAAAGCTATTAGAGCTACTCTCTTCAGGAATAGCCCTGTCAGAGCAATCAGTTAAAGATGCTATCGATATCGCTCAATATACAGGAATGGACGCTAAGGAAATTGAATTGATCACCAACAAGGAAGTCAAATCAGCTTTGTACGACTATTTTGATATAGTCCCACAAAACCCTGTCGAGTTTTTAAGATATGTTGTTTATAGGTCTACTGATAAGACTCTACTAATTAAAAATAAAGAATTGATTAAATTGCTCAACCAAGGAACTAATAGTGGTTTAGTAAAATATTTTAATACTTATGAAAAGCTTTATGGCTTAGAAAAATTAGCAGAGATATTCTACCGATTTAAGCCTATATTTCTAGCTATGAGAACCAATAGCAGTCTAAAAAGGTCTATCAACAAAATTCGTCGTTTAGCTAAAACTCATCATAAACCAATGCCAGAGGACTTACTAAACTCGATTACTTATAGACTAGAAACTCACAACGCCCCAGACGCTGACACATTTAGAAAAGCTATGGCTGACACTAATGTTTTTCGCAAAATCCGCCTTGCCTATGCTTTGAAATTCCGAACAACCGATTCAGAATCTATAGTTTATAAAGTGAGGAACGGCAAATCGTTTGCTAAAGAATTTTCATTTGAAAATAAACATGGTGCAGAAATTATGTATAAAACGGTTTTAAAGTATATTTTAGAGGATATACGACCAAATGTAGAGGGGAAGTCGTTTTTCATTCCAGAAGGGCTTACATACGCTCTGCCAGCGTCAGAGAAGCAATTTACAGGAGATATTCCTAGTGGTTCTTTTGTAGAATTAAAAGAAGATATGGTAGTTGGCGTTCATTGGTTAAATACAGGCAAAAGAGTTGATCTGGATCTTTCTTTAACCAATCTGCAAAGCAAAATTGGCTGGGATAGTCTGTATAGGAATAAGAGTAGAGAGATACTATTCTCGGGAGACGTCACTGACGCACCAGAACCAAAAGGCGCATCGGAATTGTTTTATATAGGTACTTCTGATAATACTTCTTGGTTACTTAGTCTAAACTATTATAACCATCGTTTAGGAGATGAATGTCCGTTCAAGTTATTTGTAGCTCAATCTAGCCCAGAAAATATTAACAAGAACTATATGGTCGACACTAACAAGATAATAGCTGCTTCAAACTCGTCATTAGACAAAAAACAGACATTACTCGGTATAGTGAAAACTAGCGAGCAATCAAAATGCTTTTATTTTGTCCAGACTGGACTAAAGCAATGTGTATCCTATCATAATTCAGAATATTCTGACTATACTCGAAAATTCTTCTTAGATTACTATACGAATACAGTTACTCTAAATGAAATACTCGAGTTAGCTGGTGCTAAGGTTGTTAATGAAATGACAGAGGGTGTAATCGACCTCTCTCCAGAAGCTGTTGATAGAACTACATTTATTAATTTATTAGGAGAAAAACATGACTGAGAAAAATAAATCAGAATTCGCCTTCTTTGTTCGTGCCATGATACATGGTGCGGTAGACGACGCAATTCTTTTTAACAAGGGAAAAATTCAATATTCTGAACTTTGTCGTAGGTTACATTTGTGTGAAGAACTCATTATAAAAGACGTTAGCAAAAAAGCAAAGACATCAAATAAATGTAGCTTTTTAGATAAACTAGCACACAAGCTAAAAAGACTGTTAAGAATATAGAGATCATCAGGAAAAATGGCAAAAACTAAACTCCAAAATGAATTAGAGAAACTAACTAAAGACGGGTATGTTCGTATTCAGAAACACCCAACTCTTCCTTTAAGTATCTATACCTATACACAGAAAACTGAAATTGAGAAAAATTGGACACCAGAAACTCTCATGTCTAGAGGTTTAGTTATAGATGATTCAGGGCGAGTGGTTATAAATTGTGTTCCAAAATTCTTTAATCTAGGACAACCTGGGGCAGAAAATATTTCGTTTGACCATTGTTATATCACAGCTAAAGAAGATGGTTATATGATTCAGATTATCAATGACCACGAATATGGACTAATAGTTACGTCTAAAGGGTCATTTGAAAGCAAGTATGCTCAAACAGCACTAAAAGTAGTACTAGATAATCTTGCAAACCATAAACTACCAGAGGGTGTTTTATTCTGTTGTGAGCTACTTATGGACTTCCCTGGAGATGAAGGTATAATTGTTACTAAACATGGAGATACTCCTAAACTCAAATGCTGGGCGGTTCGCTTTAACGATGGTAACGAATTATTCCCAGAAACAGTTAAACTACCCTCGTTTCTAACTCCTGTTAAAAGCTTTGATTCTATATCAGCTAAAAAATACCTAGAAAAGACTGGTGTTGAGGGCGTTGTCTTGTGTGATATAAAGACTAGGGCAAGGGTTAAGATTAAAACCCAAGAGTTTATAGAACGACATAGGTTTATCTCAAATATTACTCCTAAAAATATATGGGAACGATTAAAGAATGGTGAAACCTTGGTGGATATGAATATTCCAGATGAATTTCTACCTCAAGTCAAGCCTATTTATGAGAAGATTGTATCCGACTACCAACAAATTAAGAAAGACTCATTCCGTCTGGTAGGTATGACCAAAAACCTAACAAATAAGGCAGTAGCATTAAATACTAGCCTAGGTTTAAGGGATCAAGATAAGCATTTAATTTTCTTTTTTCGCAGGAATCCATCGGTTGATGAAGTGTCCGAATATTATTGGAGCAGGGTAAAACCTAGCAATTCTGAAGAAAAAGCATAAAAACTATTGACTTTTTACCAATTTTCCTATATAATGGAGTACATAAGTTAGAAAAACTAACTTATAACAAGAAAGGACAAAACAACTAAAATGAGTAAAATAGAAAACTCCAAGAAAACTAATTTTAGCTTTAAACGGGTTATAGATGGTATAATGGCTATTGTAATGGCATTAATTGTTTGTTCAATGTCGTGGTCAGCTTATACAATTTGGAATGGCTTGGATGGTAAGTTACCAAAGATTCTTATCTTGCCACAAATTGCCTTTACACTATATATAATAGTAACCGCTTTTATAGCGAAAGGAAATAAATAGCCTACTCTAATCTTTGGTTTAAGAGGAAGCACTTGTTATGAGTAAATCAACCAAAACTCCACAAAAGCCACATTTCATGGAAAAAGTGATAATTGGCTTGCTAGTAATCGTTTTATTAGCAGTTGGCGCATGGGCGTTTCAAAATAGCAAAGAACAAAAAGGTCGAATTGAGTTTCAACATAAGCAAATTAAGACAAAAGAGAATGAGCTAAAGAAACTTAATAATAATTTAAATAAGATAAATCAAGATTTAGATAAAACAACTAAAGAATTAGACAATTCTAAGAATAGTAATGCTGAATCTCAAAAGAAAATTGAAGAATTAGAAAAGCAGAAATTAGAGTTAGAATCTAAACTTCAAGCTAGAGTTCAGGCAAAGCAAAAGCTAGCATCAGCAGCAACTGTATCTCAAACAGCTTCGGCATCACCACAACCTAATCTCACTGCAAGTAAGCAGGATCTAATGAGACAGGCAGGTATCCCAGAGAGTGATTGGGCATACACAGACTACATAGTTAGCAAGGAATCTAGTTGGAATTCTAATGCAGTTAATAAGTCAAGCGGAGCATTTGGATTAGCTCAATGTCTAAATAAACCAGCAGACTCTCTATGCTACTCAAAAAATCCAGTTGATCAGCTTAAATGGCAAAAACAGTATGTGCAAGAAAGATATGGTAGTTATGCCAATGCACATAAGTTCTGGGTACGTAATAACTGGTATTAAGCTAGACAAGTATGAAATAGACCTCTACACGGGGGTCTATTTTTTATGAATATTTATTTGAAAGCCTAGATTTTTAGAGGGTTTTCATGTATAATAATAAAGTAGCATATAAGCTACTTCTGTCCTTTCTGACACACTTCAATTTATGAGGTGTGTCTTTCTTTATATAAAAGAATAACCCCTATAAAAGGAGTTATTCCGAAAGGAGGGGCAAAGGTAGGTAATATACCTACCTTACCATTTTAGCAGAGTATCTATTTGTTGTTTTTATAAATGCCGAACATTGTCAATATAAATGCTCCAGCAGTAGCTAACACTCCTGACCATGCAGAAACAGTTTGTAGAGTTCCAAATTGTAGAGCTACAGCTAATTGAGGAATAATAATACCTAAACCTATGAGGCTATCACCTATAAAATAAACAGCTAGTTTAGTTTTTTTACTAATTCCTTTAACAATTTCCTGAACTTCATCTGAATCAGAAACATTTTTAGCTGTATCAAGAGCTTCATGATTCATTTTTTCAATTGCCTTTACATCTTCTGGTGTGAATATTGGTGTTGCCATTTTATTTTCTCCTTGTTGATTATTTTGTTGTGTTTGAGATTGATTTTCTGGTATAGATTCTAATTGCATAGAGTGCTTAGGTTGTGGTTTGGTTATCTTTGCTAGATTTCTGATGTCTTCTATGGTTTTATTAGAGACATTAATATCTAATTTACCATGATAGCCAGGTATTGTAGCTGATTCTGAGTATTGATGTATAAATGAACCGTGTGCATAGTTACCTGGAGTTCCATAGTTTGGATACCAATCAACTCTTTCCAAACCTAGTTTCTGAATTATAGCGTTACCTGCATAGGTAAATACTTGTTTACCAGTTTTCTGAAGCACTATATTACTAAATACTCCAATTTGTTCAACTGTTCCTTCAAAATCTGGCTCTAGATCGATAAATAAGAGCTCACCTTCTTTATTTCCTAGGGTTTCAATACATTTAACAAAATACTCAGCGTTCTGTTCAGCCTCTTCTCTTGTGGAAAAGTATGGTAGCCAATAAAAACCAAGCATTTTACCAGCTTCACGAGCCTTATCTGTGAATAATTTAGCATCTGGGTCTAGTTTAAACTCATTTCCACCCAATTTTTGACCAACCCAACCAGCTTTTACAATTACTCCACCCACTTTAGGAAAGATATCCACAACTTTTTCATTCTGGTAGTTAGAAATATCAATTATTTGCTTACTATAGTCTATTTCTGTAGGTTTTTCTGGTTTAGGGCTTTCTATAGTGAGTTCAGGTAAGTCATGCACACTGGTATCAGTGAACGCACCACTCCATAGATAGAGACCATTTTCTTTAGATACGAACCACACATCATTATTTTCAATACTTTCACCATGACACCAAGCTTTCATATCGATAATTGTATTTCTGTCTACAATTTGAGCTATATCACTTGATGTGTTAGGTTGTTTTCTAGCTCGTACACCAGTTTCAGCTACCTTACGTTGATATCCTTGAATATTATCCTTAGGCGTTAAGTCAGGTAAGTCGTGAGTACCTTTATCCTCAAATGCTTCAGATGTCATGTATTTTCCACTATTAGCCGTTATAAACCAGGTAGTATTTCCATCTACTGCTTCACCATTTGTAATATAGCCTTTCATAGCAACAGTAGCACCTGCGTCAACTTCCTGAAAGATTTCACTTGATGTACTGGCTTGTTCTCTAGCATTAACAGTTACAGCTGTCTTGCGATCAGTTGGCTGAAGTGTTTGAGGAGCTACATAACCAATAATTTTTTCAGGGCGTGGTCGCAACCAGCCAATAACTACTCCACCTGCCAATACATATGGACGGCGATACAATCGAGCTGGAACTTGTAAGAACCCATCTTGTTCAATAACATCAACTCCATTAGTATCTGCTCCTACTACAACTGCAATATGTCCATAAGGGTTGCCACTCATAGCACCCCAGATAATAATATCCCCTCTTTGAGGAATAAGGTTGGGATCATTTGGGTTATTAGCTATTTTTTCAAAATATTCATCATTAGAATTAGCGAAAGCCTCTTTTGCATTAGCAGGGCGAATTGTATTCTGCCAGTCATTGAAAAGAAATAGGCAGTAGTCATCGATAACATCTTTACAGTTATGGTGTCCATGATTATCTGCAATATAGGTCTTATCACCGTCAAGCTCAAGCACACTAACTTTGTTTTCAACTGTCTCTTCTGAGCGACTTCTTACAATAGATGTACCTTTCTTCATATCACCGTTCTCATCTATAGTGATGTGAGAAATTTCATCATTCTCACGGATATATTTAGCCTCTTTGAAGGTATAATCACCACCTTTTCTAGCCCACACTTCGAAAAGATGTTCTGTTGAGGCTATGAATTTACCATGGTCGGTGACGATCTCATAAGTAGGCATTATGGCAATCTTATTGCTAATAACTGTATTTATTCCACCACGAGTAGACTTAACTTTATCTCCAGGTATTAAATTACCTACAGGTTGGGTTGAGTTATCCCACATGACAACTTTAGCTTCAGGAGACAAACATTGCAATCCATAACTTCCATCAACATCAATTCGACGACCTGGTGCATTGTTAATCCATTCGTTAATTCTATCCACTAATTCTCCTCCTTTTCTTTTTTCTTTATATCTATTAAAAGTTGATCGTATAAACATCTAGCGCAACTAGCGAACTCTAGTCCTAGGAATAGGCTAGTAACTCCTGCTAGAATATCCGCCGACCGTTTCATATTTTCAAGATTGGTTTCATTTTGTTCTGCCTCATATACCTCAGTGTCAAGAGTAAAAGCTTTTACTGCATGCTTAAAGTCACACCAGTATTTAGGGTTGGGCTTTTCAGCTAATTCCATTAAGTCCTTCATTTGTTTTCGTCTTAGGTTAAGAACTTCTACAAGAATTTTGGACACATCCATTCCATCAATTAAATGCTCCTCTAAGTGAGAAGTTAGTGCTGCTTTTTCACCTATAGACTGAATTAAATCTACTGCGTATGCTCGTGCTGTCATTTGATTATTTTTATCCCTTCTATTCGTTTATTTGTTCCATCTGGATATATAGCTATTGCTCGTACTTTGATAGGTTGTTTACCTTGAACTACTCGTTGAGCATAGGTAACATCTTCTGTTATAAATGAACCTGTTATTTCAGAAGATAGACCAATATCAGTTGTAACTTTAGCTTTATAGTAATAACGTGTACCACTTTTAAGTCCTGATAAATCAAATGTAGTTTTAGTCTCTTTAGTATCGACATGGAGATTCTTGCCATATACTGGAGACTCACCATAATCAAGATCCCATCGAGTAATTTTACTATATTGATTACTGTCATTTATGCAAGATACATTAATATCAGCTGAAGTAGTTTTTATATTTGCTTGACTTGTAGATAAATTATATGGAGGTGAGACTCGAGGAATAGGAATCCAATAGTCAGCTGCTCCTACATGTCCCATTGTGTCATGAAAGAATATATGAAGTCGAATAGCACTGTCTAAACTATTAATTCCTACTGAACCAGTATAAAATCCTGAATAAAGATGCATCCAATGTTCTTGACCACGAATAACTCTTCGCCAAGCAGTGTTAGGTTTTATAAGTCTATTAGCAGATAGGTTTTGATTGTTAACTGTTAAATCAACAAACCAAGGGTAATCCCAATAGCCCTGTCCATAGGTATTGCCTGTTCTAGCTACAACATTAAATTGATATTGGATAGTGTTGCCTTTACGGATAATAACATCGTCAAAAGCTTGAACCCAACATTCAGGAGCTTCACCAAAGACACATTGCCAACCCCTCGCCGCCATGGACTAGTTCCTTTCTGTAATAAATACAATTAGAGTTTTGCCTGGTTTTGCACTAGGTAGAGAATCCCCTTCTTGAATAAGGTCAAACTCAATTTTGCTATCACGAGAAGTCAAAAATCCAGCAGATGCAATATTATCAGATAATTTAGCAGGTTTCTTAGCTTTATTATCAATGGCGGATGCTAGAATCGCACTTACGCCTTGATTTACTGTTACGTTAGCTAATATAATATACGGATTGCCTGCTCCAATACTTGCTTGAACCTGACTTTGTGTAGGTGGAACTGGATTATTGCTTGCACTACCTGAAACTACTTTAAATTTAAGTGCACCAGGATTATTAATATCTGCAGAATTAAAGTTCATAGTCCTATCTACATAAGCTACTATAGAATCAATTCGACTATTTGAACTATCTGCTCCTGGAATAATTATCTGTTCTATAGCGTCTGACCATACACCATAAGAATAATTACTATAAGGCACTAGAGCAGCACCTTGAGATATATTTAATACCATTGACGGTGATGTTCGGGCAGTTACTTCAAAACCACGAATAACCTCACCTGCTAATATTTCAGAGAGTATTCGAAAATGTCCATTTTCATTAGTTTTTCCGCCTGAGTCACGATTAGATACGAAAGTTGTCATATGATTCTATTTTATCAAACTCTGTAGAATGAGCCTGGCTGTGTTGATATTAATATATATGTAGCATCTTGACTTTGAGAAGTTAAGTAGCGTTTAGTAGTTATAGTAGAGCCACCTGTAGGGTGTAAGGAAGTAGTTTGTACACCTTGTGTTTTATGCAAAACTACTAGCGGCATATAATCTAGTGTCGTATCGAATTGTAATAATATATTCATTCGTAATTCACCCTGTGGTGGTTGTACATAAGGTACGAATAACTCATATCTATAAAATTTCAAAGAATCAGGACCAGTATTCTGCTGACCACTTAATTTAAGTAATGTGTTCTCAAGTCTTGTAAGCCTATCTTCTGCATTCATAAATATACTTGCCTTTGGTTTTCATGTAATATTTGTATCGTTACTTCATAAGGAGCATAGATCCTTAATTTATATTTTGCTGTAGGTGGTGAAGTAAAATGAAGTGTAGAAATAGTTAAGAAATTACGATCATTAACCTTCAGTTCTTCAATCCAGATAGGTACAGGTGGCGATGTACCACAACTAGCCATTTGACCTGTATAACTATGAGGAACTTGACCATACCAGGGAAACTCGTAGATATCCTTGCCGTTTATTTCTGCATCAATCATTATCATATATGGTGGTATTATTCCACCTGAATTTATAAAATTAAAACGTAGAGTAGCCCAGTATTGCCACGAACCTGGAACTTGACCTTTCTGATCTACTAATACTTCTCTATCCCATTTATTTGGTGTCAATTGAGATTCAATAACTTTAACCATACCAGAGCCAAATGCATTAGAAGCTTGATACTGAGTTATTTGTTTTTCTAAATAGTCTAATTTATCCATCATGATTGAGTTACCTGAAATACTCCGTCTGAAGTGCTTATAATTTCCAAAACAGCACTAAACTCTGTTAATGTACTTCCTGATAAAAATGTAGAAAAAGTATAATTCGTACATGTAAGAATTAATGTATCGTCTTCAACTACATAATTAGAAAGTGAACCAATTCCATAAGTATTTAAATAGACTTGAGCCAGAGGCACTAACTCACCACTTTTATTATAAATTGCTAATCGTGGATACATAATACATATGTTTTTATCCATAGGTACAAAACGATAGCTAAATGTTAAACTCCATGCACCATGTACAAGAGAAGATTGCAATTTGTCTGATTTAAACTCATATATCTTACCCTGGTTTAATGAATAAGATTGATTAGATTTCATACGTAGTAACTCACGTTCTACTCTTGCTAAACGTTCACTAAAAGTCATTACATATCCTCTAATTGAATCCAGCCTGAAATACGACCATTTGCTCTTTCAGGATACATACGATCACCCCATACCTCATACTGTAATGGTTCATATTCAGGTTTATTTTCTAATCCAGCCCACAGTCCTTGAGTATAGTAACGTCTATCATCTCCATAGAAATGAGTTACTCTAATGTAATCTATTGGATATGGCTTACCTAAATCAATTGTTACAGATACACGTGTATTATCTAAATATGCAAAATCATTAGTATTCATATTGCCATTAGTAATTCGTTCAGGGTAGCTCATGCCAGCAGGATAACTTGACACTGAAGCACCTCTAGCTCTATTTATTGATTTATTACCTTCCATTTCAAGAGCTTCTATTTGTACCCAATGATTACCACTATTTTTAGTGTTTCCGTTCATAATTTCTTTAATATATCGTATATATAGAGGTTTTTTTCTCGGAACAGAAGCTCTTTGCAAAGTTAATCTCATAGTTTCTGCCATATCATTACTAATATTCCAGGACATACCTGTAATCCTATATTTATCAGTAATACTATTTAAATAATTATCATTTTCCATTTCAACAGAAATAATATCACCTGTTTCTATTGTTGCTGGATTTATAGAAGAATCTGCAACTGTAAGAGATGGAATATCTGTAGGTAACCTGCCTAACTCCACTTCACCACGAGAATGATGATAAAGAGTAGGAGAAAGTTTAACATCATTAAATGTCTTAGTCTTAATTATAGTTCCGTATTTTTTACGAGATTCTTTATCATGAGTTATGGCTTGTAATCTTCTATCGCCAATACCTGATCCAATAGCATATGAATAATTAACCATATCACTAACATCTCGAGTAATAGTTCCACTGTCAAGATTGAATGGATATATAATTTGTATGTCTTGAGATTTATCTGTTCCTTTTTTAACAAAGGTATTAAATTGTCTATCTGGAGTAAAATTAAAATCAAAATTATCATTATCTAATTTAGTTAGATTGACTATAGCCTCTTTTACATCTTGGAGTTCATAACCTCTTTGTCTACCGCTAAGTTGAGAAGAAGAAGCTGTATCTATTGCAAGTGGAACATTTAAACTATACAAATCATCACTATCAAATGAATAGGTTACTCTAAAATCTGTTATATAAATTTGATTTTGGCTTGGAAAATTAGCCTCAAATAATAGCCATGGAGTTTCATGAAATAATGAATAATTGGTAATTTTACATTCGTTCCAAGTTCCAGAGAAATGAATGCCAGGAACGTTATAGATAACCACTTGGTCGTTAGACATTCCTACCTGTGCTCTTTCTACTAGTTTAGCTTGAGTACAACCAGGTGGAATGAAGTGTTTCCAAGATATATCAACCTTAGTTCCTTCTGGAATATCAATTTTCGCAGCTAATGAAGCCCGTTGGCTAGATAAAGACGATGCCATGAAAGCTGATTGTTTTATATCTGATCTATATACTCTTCCACTAACTGTATCCTTTAATCCATAAGAAAATACCCAACCATCAGTATTAATAGCTGGAATAGATGTTTTGTTTATTGGTTGCATTCTTTGAGAATTTTCAACTAGTGAACGAGCTATTTGAGAATATGTCTTATTAGAATATTGTGCATTTGTTATTCGACCTTTAAATAAATTTAAAAATCCTAAGCACCTGACTTGAAGAGTGTTGTTACTCTCTCTATTTATATTGATATCAGTTTGAGCAACATATCCTCCAATGATATACTTGCCTCTATATCGAACCCTAACGTCATGAATACCTGGAGATAATACCTGATTGGCAGAAACACCCATTTCTTTACACTTTAATTTAAATTGTTCATAATCTAAACCAAAATCAAATTCATCAACATCATTAAGTTTCCAAGTAACTCTTAGTCCATTAGTAAGAATATGTGAAAAATCAGCAACATAATTTCCTGTTTTCCAATCATAAACTTCAATATCAAGTTGTGGTATTTCAAGCTCTTTTGGCTCTTGCATATTCCCCCTTAAATACCTTCAAAACCATTTCGCCAAATAATACTTCCAAAGTCTGTATCTGATTGACTGTCTGTTTGCAATACTATTTTGTTTTCTCCACGATTCAATCTCCACCAAGTAGAATCTGTTGTTCGTGAACTTGCAACGCTCACTCCATTAAGAGTTATTATACGCTTTTTCATATCAATTCGCAATTCAGAGTTTCCAGAGATAGTGAGATTCATTTTAACATGTTGATTGTTGCTTATATTTATTATTTTAGGGTTAGTATATGTTCCCTTTAAGATTATAAGTGGATAAACTTCTACCGATCCAACATTCATAATACTTGTAGCAATTTGACCTGAAACCCATTGTACAGGCATGTCTGATGGAATAGTAAAACCTCCTGGTTTTTCTTTATAGAATATTTGTTGCAAGAGTGAGGACTGAGGCGAAGTTCCATCTCCACCATCATAAATTATAGGATCAGGACAAATTAAGGTAATTTGAAATTCTCCAGCAGTAGGCATAGTAATATCTGATTTAACGTCAGCGATAAAGCCCTCTGTATAATAGTTTTTTCCTGAAAAAGTAGTAATTATAATAGGGTAGTTTTGCCGAATATGTAGTTTATTCATTAAACCTAATCTTAAGTTATCTGTATCTTCACATGTTTTACCTTGATAAAACCCAGTCAATGTTATAGTCCTAAATCCGTATAGTTGAGATGAAACATATCCACCATCAACACCAGCATAAACTCCATCTGCTGTCCTAATAGCAGGAGCGGATAATCCAGAAATAGGTGATACTAATTTATAAGCTGAATCACCTCCGAGTATTATGTCATTTCCAATCTTAAACCACATATATCTATTATACCTAAGCCTTACCTAATTCCCATTTTAAGTCTCTTACCATCTGATCCACAGAGTATTGAGTGTAGTTATTATTTGTTTGATTAATTACGACATTTCGACCACGCTGTACAGGATTGTTATAAGTTTGATTATTATTACCATACATATCTGGTGCTAAATTACTTGAAACATCTAAACTTGGAGACATAGTAATTCCATCCATAGATAGAATGTCCACTACTTCATCTACTAATGAGGTTGCTGCATTAATTACTTGAGATTGACTTTGCTCTACACCTTTAGCTAAACCTTGAGCTGCAAAGCGACCACTTTCAATAGTAGTTTTCCATGGAGAATGTTGTTGAGCTCTATCTTTTAATCCTCGTAAGAATTTTTCGGCTACCCACCAACCAACTGAATATACATTTCTACTTTCTACTCCATTGATGAATCCTGAAATAGCGTTATTACCAGCGTGCCAGTATCCTTGAACAGCCATTACACCATCTTTAAATTTATTACCAACTTGATTACCAACTTGCCACAATTCATTACCTCGTGCGTTAATGCCTTGTATGATTTGTCCTACAAGGGTATATCCTTGCCAATAATGATCTGGCATTTTAGATTCAATAGCACGCCAGAATGCAGATTGAATATTCCATCCAGCACTCTGTGCCTCACCCTGTCGAGACAAAATACCTTGAGATAATTTGCCAGCTAATCTAGATCCTACATCATATGCCGAATCCATTTGGCTATTAAAGCTATTTAATGTACCATTAAGAACTTGAACTAGTGTGCTTTGCAAAGTAGCTATAGATGCCTGGATAGCAGGATTAACCTGAGGTAGTCCAGTTAATGCCTTAGCAAACTCGATTAATTTATTGAGCATGGATTGACCCATACCGATAATCCATTCTTTATTAGATAAGTCACCTACATCTTGATTTATTTGACATACTTCCCATACAGCATGACGAACATTTCGTAAATTATCTAGCATTCCGTTTTGTACTGCCGCTATAGTATTTAGAGTCCAACTAAATCCAATAAATTTATTAAGCATGGATTGTGCTAGTCCTACGATCCATTCTTTAGCAGCCATGTCGCCTACATCTGTATTAACTTGACAGATTTCCCATATGGCATGTCTAATACTCCTTAGAATCTCCCATTTATCAGGGTTAATATCCACTAAAGAATTAACAGTTCTACTAATTTCAGTAAATTTATTAAGTAAAGATTGAACTCTACCCATTTCATCTTCTGAAATCATACCGCCAGTAACAAAGCCTTTTAATGTGTTCCAAATACCACCAGTACCTTGCTGACTTACTAGCATTTGGACTACTTCAGAAATACTCCTGATAGTATTTTGAGTTTGACCTGCTTCTTTAGACCAATCAAATGATAGTTTTTTAAGATTATCTGTCATTGCTACATATGTATTAACGATAGAAGCCACACTATCAGTAGTTCTAGCTTTAAGGAATGTATTAACTGTTTCAGATATATTGTTCCACCAACTGCTTCCACCAGACACTGTTAGTTGCTTAACTACTTCTGATAATTGGTTGAGTGTCTTTTGAATACCAGGCATATTTAATTGAATATTTTGGATATCATTTAATTTAGTAGCTATATTATGATATCTAGAAACAATCTCGCTTACCTGGTTAATAATTTGTCCTTGTAAAAATACGGAAATAATATTACCTAAACCAGTCATTGGAGAATTTGGACCTGATGCAGATAAATTCTTAATAACACCAGATAATAATACTATCTTCTGGTTTATCAGTTCTGGTACAAGTACTATATTTTGAATCTCATTCAGTTTAGAAGCAATATTATGATAAGAGTCTACAATTGCATTAATCTGTCCTAGATTAAGATTATTTACAAAGTTTTTAGTAGCCTGTATTGCTAATCCCATAACAGAATCGGATTTACTTGCTGTAACTTCTTGAATAGTTTGGCTTATTAAATCAATTTTAGCTTTTACGACATTTTTATCAAGTGGAATTGCTGCAATTTGATTCATATTAAGTGCAATATCACGATATGCATTAACTATTGAACTAATAGCACCCATGTTTATAGCTTTAACGGCGTTCTCTAATAAACCACCAATATTAGATTTAGCCATATGGCTAATTATGTCTACAAGTGCATCTATCTTGGCTTTGGTAGTCTTGATATCGCTAGGTACAGCAGAATTAACATAAGATACAGCTTTAGCAGCTGCAACCATACCACCTAGAACACCTAGTAAAGCTACAAGACCAGTACCTAAGAAAAGTGCGCCAACACCTGTTGATACAATAGCTCCTAATACGCCAGCTAAAACACTTATACTACCAATAGCAATTCCCATATTAGCTATTTTAGAGGCAAATTGACCTATATCACTTGGAATTACTGCATTGGTATAGCTAACTGCTTTACTTGCGACCGCTAATGTGCCTGAAATAAGAATTAATACTCCTAATCCAGAAACTATATGCTTACTAAGTTTGCCAACAATTACACCTAATGTTGTAATAGCCGTAACTGCAATGCCAAGATTGGCGAGTTTAGGTCCAAACTCTGAAATATTCCCAGGAATAGCTTGATTTGCATACTCTAAGCTCTTAGCTAATACAGTAATACTACCCGCTATAAGTACTAGATTTAACATAGGTCTAGTGGTTGCTTTCATTTTATTAGATAAAGCCACAATAACACTCATACCCAGCACTACTCCACCCATAAGACCCATCTTAGCGGCTAATCCACCAAGGTCTTCAGGTATTGAATCGTAAGCAAACTTGAGTGCATAACCTAAAGCTGCAATTGCACCAGCTAATAGTACAAGGTTGAGAATACCCGATCTCATAGTAGCCATTATTTTTTGACCTTTAGTCATTTCAGTACTCATTGCCTGGATAGGTCCTAATACACCCCCTGCCTTACTTGCACCTACTGCACTTTTTCCCAATCCAAATAAAGTACTTCCAAATTTTTTAAAAGCTGAAGCAGTGCCTAAAAGAGCTTGCCCTAGTTGAGCTACCTTGCCTACAGCTGCACCGCCTATTAAGGCAATTATAATTCCTTGTAATACAGGAGTAGGGAACTTAGCTACAGTATCTGCCATCCACGTAAGAACATTAACAAAAGCAGTTAGAGCCTTAGTTACTCCTTCGCCAGAAATTAGTTGAGTAAAGGACTTACCTAAACTTGTAGCTAAATGTCCTAGAGCTCCTAATAAATTACTTACGGCATCCCTAAATTCTTCACTTGATGTCATTGCTTTAATGAATACAAATGCTAAAGCTGCAATAGGGATACTAACTCCACCTACAGCTGAACCAATACCACCTAATACTCCTAGTAATCCTCCTGCACCACCTGTTATGCTACCTACAAATCCTAGGATTTGAGTACCTAAAACAGCAAATATAGGAATGAGCATTTTAATGTCAAAACCACTAGAAAGCATTTTAGAACCTAAACTTTCAATACCTCCAGCTAACTTATCTACATAGTCAAGCACTCGATCAATAACTCCAGGAAGCTTATCTGCCAGTCTATCAATAAATGGAGATATAGCCTCGCCTAGCCGTCCCATAACTCTTTGCATTTTTTGACCTGTAGCACTTGAACCTGCAAGAGTATCTGCAAAGACTTTAGTTAATCGAACACTTGAAGCATAAATACCTTTTTCAGAAGCTTGAAAACCTTTTTCAGCATCCACAGAGTAACCTACTAAAGCAGCTCCGATATCTGCTAAACGACCTTTTGCACGCCCACTTTGGTATTCAAGAGTAGCGGTAAACTTACCCATAGCTAATCCACCATTTTCAGCCACAGCTTCAAAGGCTTTAATAAGCTTTTCAGTCTCTACCTTAGTACCATTAATATGTCCACGCACTTCACCAGCAGTAACGCCTAATTGCTTAGCTAATTCCTTATTAAGAGCAGGAACAGCCTGAACTAATTGGTCATATTCGAATAATCCGAATGTCTTTTGAGCAGTAGCACGTCCATATAATTCAGCTAATTCATCTAGACCACGTCCTGAAGCAATGGAAACTCGACCTAATAATTCAAGTTGTTTAGTTACATCTTCAAGAGCAGTGCCATATTTAAGAATACTGTTGACCGCTTGGATAGTAGGGAAGCGTGAGAATACAGATCCAACACTATCCTTATTCATACCTTTATAAAACTTAAAGGCTTGAGCCATGGCATTGTTGGCATTTTCAATCGAACCTGTTAGGGAAATAAAGGAAGCATTATTTTTAGCTACAAATTCTGCACCTTCAATACCAGACTTAGCTTGTTGGGCGATTAGAGCTCCCATAGCTCCACCAAGGGCAGTAATACTATTTAGAGCTAGATTAGCACCTTGTACCATAGGGGAGAATAGATCTGCACCCGCTGCACGAACTTTAGAAAAGCTAGCACTTAAGTCGCCAAAAGAAGACTTGAGGTTATTAGCATTTTTAGTAGCGTTAGATAGTGAACCTTTTGTAGCCCTATCGATACCAGAAAGTTCTTTACCTAATTCAGAAGCTTGCCTAGAAGCCTCTTTCATTCCAGCATTAAAAGCAGAAAGATCTGCCTCGACTACCCATCTAACTATTCCGCCTGTAACTGCCATTGTTTATTTTGCTAACCTCTTAAAATGTTCTGATAATTTCTTTACTCCCTCTCCCTTTTTAGTATGTGGTGCTGCTGCAATCTGAGTAAGATTGAACATTTTTTGTGCCTCTAACTTTTTAGCTGTTTTAATAAGAAGTTTAATATCTCTAGCTGGTAGTTTAGAAGCTTCTTTTAATGTGTATTGTGGATAGTAGTATGCGACAGTAGCCCAGATCTCTCTGTCCGATGTAGTATCCTCACTAGAAGGAACAGGCTGAGCTACTGCAACTACTGCCATCAGGATACCAATTCTTTAACTAATCGTTCGTTAAGGTGACGTAAAATTACTACATTAACTTTCTTTAAAGTCTCTTTGATTGGCGTGTCATGCCCAACTGGAGTGATGAGACCATGGATAAATTTTTCTATCTTAGCGTTTATTTTTTCGATCTCTTCTTGAGAAGCTGTATCTTTTATAGTTTCAAATTCAGTAACCAATTTAACGAATGGACGCATTTCATCTTGAGTAGGGTATCGCATATCATATGCTAATCCGCTTATTTCAAACTCAAAAGCATCTGAAACTGTATCGTTAAAATTAAATCGTTGTGAACTCATCTGGTTCTTCCTCCTTTTAAATTATTACTCTTCTAGTATAGCATTGTGATAAATCTGTCTTGTGAACCGACTCAAATTAAATCAAACTAGTTATTTAACATATTCCATAGTAATACTTACTTCTGAACGACCCCAATTATAACTACCAGAAACAATAATATTGGTTTTATCAATGGAAGTAATACCAGCTTGGTGTATACCTTCAATATATGGCAGTGCCTGTTTTATAGGATTGTTTGATAATACGCCAGACAATCTCATATTGCCAGACCATGAAATTATCTCCCAAGCGTCAGTCAAATCAGTAATGCCATGAGGTATATTTGAGGTATTGTACCCACCAGTCATATTGACTGTACCACGCACCACTTTACGAAAAATTGAGCGACCATCAATCCATTTCTTGCCGGTATCAATTTCTGTATCCTTATATTTATAGCTAGGTATACCTGTAAAATCTATATTCTCTGATTTAACAGATTGAGGTTTATTTTGAATATAATTCTCAAGTACTCTGTCTTTCATTTCATTAGTGAAATTATTATCTGTATGCACATAATGAGCGTCTTGAACTATATTATTTGGCTTATTTTTAATAAAAGAAGCATGTGCAGAATTACTCTGTGTCCAGTCTGATTGTACTTGAGGTATATTCCTTTGAGCCCCAGCTTCGATTCCTGCCAATTTATTCTTTTCAGCAGTGGTGTATGCTTCTTGGAGTAAAGCTAACTTAGCTTTATCTTCACTAGTAATAGATTGAAGGTTAGCTAACTTAGTCTTTTCAGGTTGAGTATATACTAAAGTAGAATTTAATTTAGATTTATCTGCTTGTGTATATATTTCAGTTTGAGATAGTTTATTTTTATCATTTTGAGTGAATACTTCAGTACTAGAGAGTTTGGTTTTTTCCTGCTGAGTAAATATCTGTGTTTGAGCTAACTTATTCTTCTCTGCTTGAGTGAACTCTGTATACGTATTATCAATTTGACTAAGACGTGTAGGTTTATTCTTGATATAAGCAGGATCAGATGGATTAGAAGCATTCCAGTCAGACTGGACAGAAGAGCCCCCACCTCCACCGCCACCTTGAACTTGAATCCAATCATTAGCATCAAAAGTATTAGTAGATGTAAAACTAGTTTTAGCTATGTACAAAGAACCGTTATAGACACATAGTGAACCCTCGGCATATTGCCTGTTATTCCTAAATCGTTCTACTTTAGCGTCTATTGTTACATCACCTGTTTGTCCATTAACAGAGGTAACTTGAACAAATGGAGCATTAATAATTGTAGTAATTTCAGGACCATTTTCAGTCACTGTGGTTTGGATTTGTGGAACTTCTTGAATAGCAGTAGTTAGATTTATATCGTCTACTACTTGAGTTGTATTAAGAGAAACTCCATATGAAGGTATTGGTGAGCCTTGATTATTCATTATTCTAATTATACTCTATGAAAGAAAAAGCCCTATGTAAGGGCTTCTCCTCTTGTCCTGTGACGTTGTTACGGTGTAAGATGTCCGTCGCCGAAGAACTGCAATGCTGATTGACCAGCTCTAGGTTCTGCGGTAAACGTAATAGTTACAGTACGAACAACATTGTCTTCAAACTCGGTAGTATTAAATGACGTACGAGCATTAACTAATCGAGTAACTTGACCATTACATGAAATAATGTCTAAGTCGTAATTAGTCGTGCTAGTGTCACATTTAGCAGCCACGATGTCAATTGCTCCAGCGTCGTTATTAACTGTTGGACCAGTAGACAACTTAGCATTCTTAGCAACATAATACTGAGGTAAGACAGTTCGAATAGCTGCAACATCTGATTCAAGCAATTTAATTTCTATAGAAGCACTGTGTGCACCCTCAATTTTAAAGGTACGACCATCAACCGTCTTGAAATCACTAGATTCAACGTCGTAATTCATGCTCATCTCACTCACATTGGTAAGCATATTTGAACCCCATTTGAGAGTGAATGGACCTTTTACTAATGCCATAGTTTATTTTCCTTTTCTTTTAATTACAGGTCTTTTGAACGACCACTTGTATTTGAATGTAACCATACATACGCTCTTCTGTGTCTAAGTCCTGTCTAACATTAAAGTTGTTAGTTTGAATTGTGACTACAGTGAATCCCTCTAAAGGAGAACATTCAAGGCAGTTGAACATATCTGTAAGCTTGGTTAACTTTTCGTCAACTGTTTTGGCGTTCATTGAGCGAAAGTTCACTGTAACTGAATAAGCTAAGTGACGCTCACCTGTTGGGTTTATACGAATTGGAGTTCCACCTGAATAAGTTACCCAGTAGATTTCCTCTCCAACTTGTTTTGAATTAGGCACTCGATGTAAGAATATGTCTTGCCCAGGAATACCATAACCTTTTAATTGAAGTAACTTGACTACGCTTTCTCCGATTGTCATTCTGTCTGCTCCCATATATCTTGAAGTTTATCCATAGCACCTTGCATTGCGGATTCAGCAAAGTGAGGTCCAGTTCCAGGAGTAGTATAGTTCTTGAACTCTTTCTCTTCCTGATAAATAGCATATGGAGCGTTCCATTGAATGTGTCCAACAGTGCCATCTACGGCTTTTTGAACCATAGTACGCAACGCACCAGTTTTCATAGGAGTACGATGGAGACTGATCATGTGAGCTTCTTCAAGTAATAGACGATTAGTAGTAGACACTCGAGTATTTACTAAGAAATCTATAAGATTAGTATTGTCTGTTACTCGTACACTCATGATTTATCCACCTTTGAAAGAAAACAATGTACATTATTAACTTCATTTCCTAGAAGTTTGCGTTGTCCTACTTTAACTCGCTCAATCTTGTAGTTATCCCATTTACCAGAAAAGCCTTTAACTTGTAGGTGTTTGCCTTCAAGTCTTAGCCCTTCAGAGGCTATTACAGGGTCGGTAGGATCAAGATACACATGTGCGTCTGTTCCGATAGTGTATGTGTCATTCTGGAAGCTCTCAGACGTTCCTAGAAGAAACAATCCTTTGGTTTCGTGTGCTACTTCGTTGACAATATCTCCATACATATCTCGTGTACTAGTCATTAACCGCACATCGTCTTTATATTGGAGAGTTAGATTCATATAACAGGAATCCTTACTATTGAACCATAAGGTCCTGCATATCTTTTAAGAAGTAACTTAGATTCAGGTTTATCTTCAGGAGCTATAATATTTCCCCTTGTCCATGAATGTCCATCAACTGATTCAGACTTAATATCTCGGGTAGGATCACCATAGAAGTCAACCATATCTATAAGTAGATAAAGTAACTCTAGGGGTACAGAGTCGCCCTCTTCAGCAAAGTCCACCCAATCTGCCGCTACAGCTAATTGAACACAATTCTTACATGCACAATCACAACCACAGTTTGTACATTTTTCAATATAGTTTCCAACTCCATTAGCTGCATATTCTGGAATGTAGTATTCAAAGTCTTTAACAGTAGCCAATCTACCTTTAGAGATAACTTTGACTAATTTCACTGCATACACTTCATAAAATGGATCAACTCTGAATTTCTTATCCTTGTAATTGTATGGAAATACTTTTAGAGAGCCACGAGTAGGAGTAGGTGGGAGTAGTTTGTCAGGTTTTGGTATTTCTAGGCAAGAACAATCTTGTTGAGTTTTGCCTAATTCGATGTAAAGGTTCGAGGGAGAGAGAGTATATCCTAAGAGAGTTTCTAATTTAGATTGAACTCTATTTAGAAGTAGTTGAAATTGATCAGGATTAGCAATAGTTTTACCTGTTAACTTTTGATACAATTCAACTTTCACAAACTCTCTCCCTAATTTATTTTTAATCTACTAGCCGTTTAATACGGTAGATTGATCAGCTTTAATACCTGCAACACGTGCGATATCGTGGAATGCACCACCTCGGTAGAACGAACCACGAAGCACAAGCTCGTTACGCTCGTAAGCAGATTTTTGCTTATTACCATCAGTGTAAGATGCTTGGTTGCTCATAGTGTATTGCAAGCCACCTGAAGTGTAACCTACGAACTCACTTAGATCAGCGTAGAAGGCTGCACATTCAATCTTAACCTGACCAGTTGCCAATGTATGTTTCACATCTTCTGTACTTTCGATTGATGGCATTAAGTCGTTTGGAACAATTATGTAAGGAGTACCAAAGATTGTTGGAACTTCACCTGTTACAAAAATGTCACCCAAAGGACCATTTACACCAGCTTTGAGGGCATGGCTCTTTAATTTAGCAAATGTGCGTGCATTAAAGATAAGCGTACCTTGGACACCGCTATCACTGATTTTAGCGATAACATCCAACCAGGAAACCATAGCATCCGTATCGGTTTTACCACTATACATAATAGATGAGTTAGCTTCAGTAGTAGCTTGTTGTAATTTAGCGATAACCAACTGAGCACGTTTACGGTCGTAGTCTTGGCGATATTGTTTAGCAACATCTTCAAGTAAGTCGACAGCAAAGAACCTAGTAGCTGCAGTACATACAGGAGTTACTGCTGCAACCTCTTCAAGCTTTTCAATTTTATGTTCAGCTGTGTATTCACTCTTTGGTTTTAAGTTTCCATTATTATCGTCATCACACATAACGACATTTTTCATGTCGATAGCGCCCTTACGGCGAATCCATGCAAACTCTAATGATTGAGTTTCACGCCATTCAGTAGCTTCAAGCAGGCTTGAGTAGTCGCTTTGTGAACCAACAATCTTTTTATACATCTCTGGTGGCATTACGAAGTTACCCATTGACGTAATCGTCATAGAGTTTCGAGCAATACCAGCGTCTTTCAGTTCATTTAAGTTAAATTCGTTGATTTCACGTAAACGATCATAAGCACGTAAATTACTACTATTTAAAGCTTCCCAGATAGAGTTAACCTGTACCTGATAGCGTTCTTGCCAATCCATTTTAGCAATAGAGTTAGTAGTTTTGTCAGGCTCTTCACCTGCTTTAGCTTCACCTTGTATGGTTGGCTCTTGTGCATTTTGAGTAGCCATATTTTTAACAAAACCCTCAAGAACTGCATTCATTTCTTGGCGCAATTCGTCTCTTGTCATTTCGATTTCTTCCTTTTTAGTTTCTGCTGAGTTTTCCTCGGCGATTTCCTCTAAACCTTTTACAGGATCTTCAGTATCGCCCTCAAGTTTTTTCTTTTCCAGAGCAATAAGCTCTTTTACTGCCTCGGTGAGGTCTTCAACAACTTTGTCGCTAACCTCATTTTCGACATTTTCTACCTTAGTTTCTACTTCCTCTTGTTCAGTATTTTCAACCTTTTCAGTATCTACTTCTTCTTTTACATCTTCCTGAACTTCAGTAGTTTCTACCTCGGTGTTTTTGACTTCATCTTCAGTCATCTCTTCACCTTTCTCGGTTACTAACTCTTCTACTTCTTGGTTAATTTCCAAACCTGCTTTTTGAGCCTCATCAATTGAGTTCTTAACGATTTGGTTAACAGTAGCTGAGTAGTTGTTTGGGACAACCACTTGAGATAGACCTACCATTTCATGTTTGTAATACATTCCATCGTTAGGGTCTGGGCTGCCACCTAATGTTTCTATGCTGAATGCACCTGAGAATCCTTGAGTTAGCAAATTATAAGCAATTCGCGCGTAAGTATTGCTATTAATTGCATAGATGATTCGGTCAATGGTAACTTTACCATTTTCTTTCTTCAATCCCTCTACACGACCAATGACATTTTGTAATTTATCTTCATGATCGGCAGTCAATTGACCTGCATATTTAGAGAGATCGAGAGAATCGATATCGTACTTTGTTCCGTTACGTTGCACTGTTGAATCAGTAATAACTAGTGCTGGATTGAAAGTAACGACACCTTCACCTTCGTCCTTAAAGGAATTCTTAGTCACATCAACAGGTATTTGTGTTTTGCTCATGTGAACCTCTTATTAGTTAGTGTTCGAGTTGATAACTGGCTGTTATTTAGCTCTTCGTATCTATGTAGATTATATCAGATGTTATTTTTTAGCTCTTGTGCGGGAATTTCGAGTAGGTTTATTGTAGATAGCTTCTATTTTTTCACCAACAGATACTTGATTAGTTAATAAGACTGCCATAGATTCATCAATACTACCTAGGTGTTTACTAATTTGCTGAAGAGGGATTTTTTCTACTTCATTTATTCTGGTCTCAAGAGCAGTTAACTTGCTTATCATGCTATTTAATTGCTCTTGTTGATCTTGTAACTTCGCCTTATATGAATCAGCTAAATCTTTATAGTTATCTATACTAGTTTTTAAAGCAGTAGAACGAGAAGTTAATACAACTCCTACAACTGTAGTAGTAAAGCCAATTATAGTAGGTATCCAAGTAAGTAAGTTATCCATGGTTAGGTCTCCATAGAATTATAAATACATAGCCTGACATAGCAGTTAGAATAATTACGGTATTTAAGATTGTCATAAAACCTGCGTTGGTTTGTACTAGCTCATCAGTTATACCAGTTACTAATAGAGTAGGCTGTCCACAGGTTGTCTCTACCCATTTGTAGTGAACTTTAATACTCTTACCCTTTTGGTACTCATAGATATATACTCCCTGTGACGTTGCTAGAGCTTGTGTATTAAACTTTTCGTCTTTGGTTGGATCAATGTATAGTTGTTGGTCTGAAGGTGTACCACGCTCGACCTGACGCTCACTAATAATTCTTAAGTCAGGACTATATGCTACACCAAGAGTATGTGGTTGTGAATCAAGGTGTTCAATACCATTCTTAATAAGAGAGGCAGTTATTGGAGTGCATTTTTCTGAACCTGCAAATGCATTAGCAGTTGCTTTAGCTTCCATAGTCAGAATGTCTAACATGTACTGTTTTTGACGCAAGATGGTGTCTCTATTATTGGCTGCTTCGGATTGGTAAGAAATAGTTAGAAGTACAGACGCTACAAAACAAAGCACTAGTGGTAGTACTACTTTTGAATAGGATAGGAATCGTTTAATTTTTCTTGTCATTATTATTTGGTATAGGTTTTACTCTTACTGAAAGCATTGAACGTGCCATTGAATCTACATAGAAATTAAAAATCATTTGGCAGTGTCGGCATTTTACTTCACCACTTGAACCAGGATGAACTTTAACGCATAGATGATTACATTTGACCAACTTATTACTTTTCTTAGGTTTTATCATTGCTGGACAACGAATTTCAAATAACCTTGCCTCCTCCATGAATCTAATCCTCAATTACATTTTTAACTTTAGCCATATTTTTAGCTGTAACTTTTCTGACTACAGGACCAGCTTCTGAACCCATGTCTAATTCTTCATAACCTTTTGGGATCTCTGATTCTTTGTCTTCTTTAATGACAGATTTTTGTTTTTTCTTCCATTCAGCTAGAACTTTTTTTTCTTCCTCTAGCATTTCAAAGCCAGGAATTTGCTCTAATTTAAGTAGACGATTGATTTCTAAATCCATATTATTCTCCTTTATGGTTTATCTACTGCGTCAGTTGTTAATCTATTAGTTGGGTGACCTTGAATTTCAATTTCACCAAACATAACAGTAGTAGTGTTTTTAGACGCTTTATTTTCCAGTACTATATCTATATTATACTTACCTGGCTCAAGCCATGTTGCTTGTTTGTGAATTGGGAAGATAATCTGACCTTCTCGTGGATCTATACCTCGCATTTGAGTAGGATCATCACAATCTATATCCACCTTCCATAAGACATTGTTATATCCTTTAACAGTAGTGCGTTCTTGTTCATCAGGTGTTGTATCATCTATTGACAGATCATATTCATTGCTCTTTACTGTTAAGCAAGCCTTATACCCTACGAGGGAAAGCTTCTCTGTACCATTATTAGTTTGTTTTTTCCAAGACCAACGGATTACTCCAGTGTCTCCTCGTGGGTGTGAACCTAATTTAAGTTTTTCTAATTTAGCCATTATCGCTCCCTATGTGGTTATGGTTATGAGTACAGTTTTCATGACAACCTTGATTCATATATAAGTTTATCACTTTGAGTAGATTTTCACCTTCTTCCCTTGTGTATGTGTTACTTATTCCACCATTTTTAATAACTAACTTGTATGAGCAACTGCAGTTTGGGTGAATCGCTCCACCTACAATATCCTCATAATCTGCTACGAATGTATACTTCTTACCATTTTGGACAATATCTAAACTATCTCCTTTATTAAGGAAGTTAGACTCAAATGGTACAGGTCCTCTATTGATTAGTTCTTGACAGTAAGCACATGGATTGCCTGTTCGGGAATAGAGTTGTTTGTATGCATTCTTTAGTTTGCCAGTAACTTCAAGTAGTTGTTTATCGGCATCGTATTGAGCTTGTACATAAGCTCTAGAGGTTTCATGTCGGGCAATTAAGGTAGCACGGTTTTCAGACACTTTAGTGAACTCTTTACGAATAGAATTTATTATATCTTTACGTGCAAAGCCTTCCAAAGCCATCTTATTAGCTTTATCATAGATTTTACGATTCTTCTCTAAAATGTCTGTAGTATCAATAGCTTTTTTGATTTGCTTTTTAGTAGGCTTCTTTGTAAAATAGTCTTTAAATTTATCTGGATTGCGATCATAAGCCTCTTGTATTAAGTCAGTAGCAATTTTACCCATAATATCGGAGTAAGCCTTGTTAGAAGCTTTCAGAACATCATTTAAAACGGTTTGCAAATGACCCTCTGCTGAGGTTTGTGCCCGTTCATCAATAAACTTACGTATTTCACTAGACATTATGTAGCTTCGAGGCTTAGTAATATCTAACCTAGGCTGTGCCCTTAATAAGGCTAGACCAAATATTGGCGTAATGTAAATCCAATAAGTTTTAATAAAATCTAGTAGCTCTCTATAAAACCCATCACTTAAATCTTCTGGCATAATATCTGATTGAGTAAAGGAATTGACCGTAATATTCTCTAAAGATATATTTAAGATTCTTTGATGGATATCTAATAATTCACTCTTTAGTCTATTATGTGCGTCATTAATTTTAATTATTTCATCAGGAGTTATGTCATTTTTATAGGTATTCTTTATTACTTCATCAATGTCATCTTCAGGTTCTCCTAAATCTAAGCCCTGTACTTTGAGAGTTTTGCCTACTAGGTCTTCAAATGGAGCATAGTATTCGTCAGGATTGACTAATTTTCCATTAATAGTAGTATCATCTAGGTAGGCTAGAGTCATATGAGGGTTATAATTTGGAAATTTCTGTGTATAATGACCCAATTTAAGTAAATTGTCATGTACATTAACCAATTCATCGCTCTTTTTAAGTAAAGCAATGAGAGCAAAGCCTGTTTTTACAGGGAAATGGCTGATTTTTTCAATGGTTACCTCTTTTAGTCCAGATTCCTCAACAATTTTAAGGATTTGGTCCTTTATTTCATAAGGCTTGTCTTTCAATCCATACACTAAAGTTACATGTGGGTGGTCTTGCCCTGGAATATTAGTTGTTTCAGGTAATAAATCACTAATATTAGTAAGAATGGATGTATCTAAGCCAGATTTATTTAACCTCTCTAGTACATTTACAGGTTCAAGCTTAGCTCCTACCCACCCTTGGTCGTCTAGTTCGTCTTCCTCTTCCTTTTCTTTAGCCACTTCTTGGGTAGAATTGTCTATATTTATAACAGGTTGAACATTTACTACAGGTTGTTTATTAGATTCTTGGACTACAACTTTATTTTCTGGAGCTTTTGGAGATTCAATATGAATGTTTATAGGCTGGGAGTTCTCTGTGGTAGGTTTTTCTTCTTGTTGAGTATTTGTTTCTTGCTCTTCAGATTCCTTTTGAGCTTGCTCTTGAGCCTTCCTGGCTTCCTCTTCGGCTTTTCGTTGAGCTTCTAATTTCTTTTCATCTATAACCAGGTCTTCTAAATCACTTTTACCTGTAGCATATGAGATTGAACTCTCTAATGTAAATCCTTTATCTACTAAATCTTGAACTAAGGCAGATTGACTGCTTCTTAATTCAGTAGCTTTGATTTCAGAATCGTAATCTTTAGATAGGGCACTTCTAAGTTCAATAGTATAACCAGTACGTTCATATTCTTTAGGATAGTTTTTGCGGTAATCCAAATTGAGTACATCAATAATATCTTCAACTCGCGGTTCAACAGAATCTCGAATATAATTATCATCTTGAACTCTAGCTGTTTCACGAGTAGTACCAGATTGTTCGATACCTAAATTGGTTTTGGAAGCTCCTGCTACTGCGATAAATTCACTTCGATTTATCTCATTAATATCTAATAAAGCAGCTTTGTTTAGGTCTATTTGCATATCTTGCCACTGGACAGCACCTGCACCATTAGCAAAGATAGGTTCACCTTTTGTACCTGAAGTAATTCTTGATTTGAAGTTTTCAAAATCTCCATCATCTAATAGAACATCTGTAGTGATAATACCTGGAGCATTTAAGTTTCCATTAAGGCTTTGACGAGTGTGGTCGCCTGATTGATTGAGTGTGTAGATAGCAGGTTTAGCAGCGTCAACTAATGACCATGCTTGAGAGTTATCGAAGGGGCTTTCTTCCATAAAGGTAATGATTTGGTGTGGTTGCCAATTACGCTTTCTGCCATCTACTTTGTATTCAACATAACCTGCGACTTGACCGTCTTTATTTATAACTCTCTTAATCTCAAAAGGATTCAATAATACGAATTTTTGTACATAACTTAATCCATATTGAGTTGGTTGTCTAACTACTCCTAGATAATAACGTCCACATAAATCTAGATAGATGGAAATATTCTTCCAAAACTTTTTGGTAGAGAAATCAGTAGATTCTTCAATGAGTTTCAGATATGGATGGATAGGATCTTTGTTTAATTTCTGATACTCTTCTAATAGTTCAGGAGTAACATCAACATACAAGTTACGTTTAGCAATAGCAGACACTCGGTTACCTTTACGCTGAGCAGCAGCATATGGATAGCCTCTATAGGCATCTTCAGGGGTAACTTTAACACCACTCCATGTAGGAATTAATGGTTCTTTAACAGTGCCATATCTTAAAAAATTATTAGCTAAGTTAAAGCTATTTGTATTCTTTTCGTTTGAAAAAGAGCTGATTATTTTATTAAAAAGACCCATGTACCATTTCTATTTTAGAGATTATTATACTTGGGTCTAATTATATCAGATTATTATTTTGTATATCTGTGTAGTAATTGTGCTATTTGAGTTAGAACTATTTTTGCCTTACGTTTAAAACATTTTATCCTATTATCTTTATCAACTATACAAACTTTACTACCTACATTTTCTAGATATTTTTTCCATGGGTGCTTAACCTTTACCTGGATATCTTTCTTTCTAGACGTAATGTAGTTGATATTAATCTTCATTACGCTTCCTTTTTAGCTTTGCCACGACGTGAGATACGTCCACCTTTTTCACCAACAATTCGTGCTAATTCTGGATTACTTGCAAAACCCTTTTTAACACCTGTGACTGAACCGCCCTTACGTCCTAGTTCACGATAATAGTTACGAACTGCCTCTTCGCTACCTAGTTTATTAACCATAGTTTTAAATATTTTGTCGTTAGGTTTTCCTGCCATTTAATTTTCCTCCTTTATATACTATTTCTACTGTATCTTAAATTTTTAATTATTCATTATAGTCATCTTCTCTAGTACTCTGTAACTCTATTACTGAAGTATCAATGTTACAGTTTGGGTACATTTCTTGGATTTGCCGTACAACTTCATGCTGGAACTTTGCTTGAGCTTCTCCTAAATCCTCAGCTAATACATCAAAGTCAGTTAAAGTAATAATAAACTCACCACTCATAGTAAATACTTTTTCAGGCATTTCGGAGCTCCTCTTCCATAGGTTTATTCAATATATTATTTACTGTAAGATCAATTGTTTGGTTCACAGGCTTCCATTTAATAGATATTCTTTTGAATCCTGTTATTTTCGATTCTTTATCACTTATATGTATAATCTTTTCTTTATCAGGATAAATTACCTTTATCTTCATAAAACTGTCCCTTCTTATAACATTTGGTTATGCTTTAATTATAAGGCATAATTTCGCTAAAGTCAATAGTTTTTAGGATAATGTGTGAGTTCGTCGCTCTTTTTTCCAGACAATAAGATATTCTAAGTTAGATCGTGGATCACATTTAGAGCATGTCCATAGGGCTCTTGGTTTTCCAAGAGCATAATGGATATGTCCATTAGGGCAAGTGCCTACATAATCAGTTACACAAGCCTCAGCCTTAGAACGTGGTTGTCCTGTACCACCTAGCTCTCTATGTTTAGCTGACCATACGCTATCATGTTTGTGTTTTGATCCAACTAAGGCATGAGCAATCTCGTGTAAAATAGTATTCCTTATAACCTTAATGGAGTTGACTTCAGTTAAAGGTTTACTTAATAGAATAGTTTTAGTTGTATAAGAACATGCACCTAATCTTTTAACCGCATGACTAAACTTAAATTTCCATTCATCATCTAAATACTTAGCCATTAGTTCCTTAGCGAGCTTCTCTGCTTCTACAATATTCATACTACCTCCATTGCTTTGTCCTTTCTTAATTCATTATTTAGCAGGTTGTAACATTTCGTCTGTCCATGTATAATCATCTCCCAGAATCCAGTAATATTCAGGTGCTACAGTGTCGATAAAAAGTGTTAATCCCTTTAGTCCTGCCATGTATTCGGTAAAAATCTGACCGCCATATTCTTGACCTACGATAAGGTCTTCTCGAACCTTTACTTGATCTCCTGATTGAAACTTGATTGCTGACATATTCTTGTCCTTTCTCTTATGTCTTTGCTTATGTTTTTATTATAAGGCATAAGCGAACAGAAATCAATAGTTTTTTGCACTTTTTTCTGAGTTTTATGACTATTTCTGAGTTTTCTGCAAGAGATTATTGACTTTAACCTTATATAAAGCAATAAGACGTTCAAGTTCAATATTAGATATTTTGGTGTAATCCTTATTTAATTGCTCTAATCTAGCTACTCTTTGAGGTCCTAGTTCTCGTTTAATCTTAGGTGTGTATACTCCATAGTTTCCATTAAGAGTTCGGTTACAGTCCCTACAGCATACTCGGCAATTGTCTTCTTCCCACCTAGTACCGAATTTTCCACGTTTGATCCAGTGAGCATTGTCCATAATCTTCCAGGAATAACGTTTTCCACAGGTATAACAGATACATGATCCATCTAGTAAAGAATATTTTAATCTTATGTATTTAGAGAATACTTTATCTAGGTGTTCAATGAGTGTAGGACGTGTGTATTTCTTTGGAGACGATACATTATACAACTTTGGCTTTTTCGTCGCTGAGACACGCTTAGAAATGGTTTTAGGGCGCATTCCACTGTCCCACATAGCTTTGTAACATTGGTATTTATAGTGTCCTGGCTTCTTGCAATATTTACATATTGGAGTCTTCATTTATTCTTAACAGGCTTACCTAACTCATTCACATAGTATTCATATACCATTTTAGGAATGTCTAGAAATGAGTTATCTGCAAAGCAAGCTTGATAGGTAGTCTTACGTTCGTTTTCTAGTGCCTCTATTTCGGCGTTAGACAGCTTCTCGCGCTCTTGTTTGTGTTTTATATATTTCCATGTATATTTGCGTACACTGCCCATAGAAAAGGCTACAGCATGTTTATCGAGGTATTCTTTTAACGTGCAGAAGATTGGATTGTCTGTATGACCATCAAATCTATAAGTTGTTTTCAACGCTTTCTGTAGTCTTGCTTGGTTAGCTTCTGATAAACTCATTTCTATCCTTCCTTATGATTATATTTATATAATAAGTCATACAATCGCTTATGTCAATACTGTTTGTAATAAAATGAAAGAAAACCCCAGAATCGGGGTTATCCATTAGATTAAGCTGTCTGAATAGTGTATGTTGAGCCATCTGGTCGTCTATACGTATAGGTTTTTAGTCCCTGTGTATTAGTTTTGACTGACACATATTTATGATTAGTTGGAACCATATAGACATCAGTTCGTACCTTGGTTTTCTTACTACCTAAGCTGCCTGTGGTACCTAAGCTTTGAAAGGCTACGGCTGCCACCTTGAACCTATTGTCTGGATGTAATAAGACTTCTGACTCAAAGTTAGTATTAGTACCCATGCCCTTCAAGTCCATAGCTTTACCACCATATTTAGACAGCTTGGATATATACATTCCTTTAGTGTTTTTATCTGCTAAAATGTGAAGCCCCACATTGTTTTGACCATATCCTGAAGTACCTTTTTCTTGTAGCTCTCCACTACGAATAGTGGTACTTGTAGGAGCTTTGTCCTGATAGATATATTTACCTATTTTTTCAGAGAACTTGTCTATCTTAGAAAAATTACCCTTAGCTGCCTGCTTGGCAAAGGTCTGCATATCCTTGTCTGCAAATACTTCTTCGCCGACTCCTCTGAAGAGAATTGCATTATTTCCTAGTGGACGATCAACAGCAGATACCACATCCTTATACGCTTTTTTAACTGTGTCTGAGCCCTGCCCAGTACGAGCATATTTATTCACGTTCTTATATGAGCCTTCACCATACTCTGAGGTGTAGTCAGTGATAGCTTTCTTCTGGTCATCAGTAAGTTCTTTAGTATGGTCTGAATTAAGGATAGACTTATAGTCTTTTTTAGAAAAACCCTCTAGCTTTTGTCCATTTTCACTAACATACATATACGGAGTGCTTGAGCCTGCCTTAGCCGCTTTTTCGTCAAACACTGGACGGTAAAGCACTTCCTCACGTTGAGCTCCAGTGACTGAATCGGTGTAGGTTCGTTTAATCGTAGGTAGGTCTGAGTAGCTACCTCGTTTAGGCATCAAATCTTTACTGCTAGGGGATGAGGTTGAACTATCGCTTGTCCCACCTTCACCGCTACCACCAACCTTGCCGGGTCTACCAGCGTGTCCGAAATTACCCGAACCTTTGCCGCCATTGATAACTATGCTAATAGCTTTGATGGCTTGATTGATTGCTTCATTTCTTTTCATTAACAAACCTTTCCATCTGTTCCATTAGAGTGAGTGTGGTAGCTTGTAGAGCCTTGCCTGTTTCTGTGTTATAGAAGAACGGTTGCTTAATCCCAAACCTTTCCTCTAACTTCTCAGCATCTTTAGCCCAGCCCTCCCAGAGTAGAGTGGTACGTACATCAAACTCTTGCCCGTAAGTTAGACAGGCTTGCTTCATTTTAGCTGTAGCAGCGTTGCCCGTACAGCCCTCGCATGATCGTTGAAATAATATTATCATAAGTCTTATTCTACCATGATATACGTTTAGAGTTGCGTTTAGGATCTCTTTGTGGATTGACTTTTCTATCCCACATCCAACTAGCAATCATAAAAGAATCAGAATAGTCAGGAGAGTGTCCTAGAACCTCTTTTAGTTTAGATTTCTTTATTACTTTAGGTTGTTGATTTTCCATTTCATAGGTATGAGCTCCTAGTTCTTTTCTTAATTCACCTAGAGTGCTGACATCCTTATAGATTTTAATAGTTCCTGAATCCATGTTTAACATTAGATTATAGTAATTATCTGATCTCGATTGACCAGTGTTTACATATTCTGTTAAGGTCCAGCCACGCACACGTAGAGCGTCCCTTACGCCTACGCCAACACCATTTGATTCCACTGCTATGTTTTTAGCATTTACTTGTTGAAAACCATTTCTTTGAGCAAACTCAATAAGTTCATTAGCAATTAAGTAACTTAAGGGTTCTTCACTATTTCTATCCCAATTCATCTGTACTTCAGAGCACTTCTGAGTTACCAATACACCATTATCTATAAGAGAGAACACTGTACGATCTCTGCCAGCGTCTGACACGTCTACTCCAATAACCTTATTAAACTTATCACCAGGTTGAGGCAATTCATAGGTTATAGCTTTATCTATCAGCCCTGATTTAAAGAGTGAACTGTCATCATCTACATAGTCCCAGTCTCCATCAAGTAGGCGTTTACGTTCCCTCCTAGGAAGCGTTTTAAGTGTGTCTATGTAGCTTTGAGGAATAAATGGATTCTGATATACAGACATTCTTAAGAAGCAACGTTTCATTTCAATTTTATGAGTTTTAGTTAAGTTTCCTCTAAATTCTTTAGCTGTAGTGTGTCCAATAGTCCAACTACGATATTCACCTCCACCTAACTCCATATACGGATCATAGTATTCAGTGCGTAAGAAGTTTTGAGATGGATTACCCGATAAAACTAATTTACCAGGTATGCCCCATTTTTGAGCCATAACACCACGACCAACACGTGAACGAATAGCGTTCTTAGCTTCTAAACTAACTTCACCAGCTTCCTCAATAAAAGCTACGTCTATTTCAAGCGAACCAAAACGAGTGAAATCAGGATCAGATGGGTTCTTCATTAATTCGCCAAATATAACCATTGAACCATTAGAATACTTAATTTCCCCTAATTGAGCAGAATAGTGGAAATCTTCTTCTACTAATCCAAACATTGGGTGAACTTGACCTAGTAAAGTTTGAATGAATGATTGCCTTAATGATTTAAGAGTTTTCCTGCCTACGAATAGACGACAACCAGGGAATTGTCTAATACATAGGAGTACCATGATAGCCATTGTAAACGTTTTAGAGTTGTGGGTAACGATATTATTATTTGTTAGGTATAAACCGTCTAAATTGCTAACAGAGATACATCTAACAGGTAATTGTCCTATAAACTTATGAGATGTTATCTTTTCTGACCAGATTCTGCCATTTTCACTAACATATAATTCAGGTTGCTTTTCTTCTTTCCATGAGCTGAAAGCATACACATAGTCTTTAACCTGTAGTAACTCGGGTCTTTTACTCCCTGCTAGCTTAAACGGGAATAAATGACTCTCTTCAGCTTGTACTTTCCGTCCAGATTTAAGGGTTATTTCAAAGACTGAACCTTTACCTTCATAAGGAATATCAATAACTTCTTGAACGTCGCCAGTATAGGTTAGCACCTTATCTCCAACCTTAAGCTCACCAATAGCCATATCTCCTGTAGGTGTTTTAACAATAGAATCTAAAGGCTGTGGTCCGCCACCAGAACCGCCCATAAATATTTCTACAATACTTCTGTTTAAAAGCAATCCAATAGCATGACGTTGCTTATCACTAATAGATAGGTCTTCCACTAAATTTCCTTGTTAGTATCAGTATCCTGGTTTAGATTTTCATTATCTTCTTCGTCTTGGTTTTTGCCTGTAATTTCTTCGAGAGTAGGAGTGGATATAACATTGAAGTTGATGTTAGCTTTTTCAAAGAAACTGTCGCCTGCTTCATGGACTACTTTTTCACCATAACCTACTTTATTTAGTAGGTCGATTAGATCTCGGAGTTCTTTACTAACAGGTTTGCCATCGGATACTACTTTAGCTATTTCTTTTGTGGCTGCTGAAACTATACCTGCTGCAATAATAGAGCCTGGTGTTTTGTCTACTATGTCTTTCCATTGAGATGGGGTACTTTTAAGAATGGTGTTTAGGAAGTTTTCATCTTCCATTAATTTACGAATACGTCCACCTAGGTTAGGAGTTCTTTTATAATTTCCTCTAGGGTTCGTTGATGGTCCACCTTTTACTGCCATAGTAGGAATAAGGTTTTTCATTCCTCGTTCCTGGGGGGTTAGAAGCTCTGGATCAGTATTGGCGATTCGCTCGATATCTTCCTTGCTGTATACTTTGCCCATGTATTCCCTTTTTATGTTTATTTACTTAAAATTATCTCATTATTTCTACCTCTATTATATCACAAAAAGCCCCCCTAGGAAGGAGGCTTTAAGGGTTTATCCTACTGCTTGGTAGGTAAACAATTTAGGTGTGTAAATTACTAGTGGGAGATTCAACCACATTTTTATTATACTTTATCAATTATAAAGAGCCAATAGTTTTCTTAGGTTTTTCGTCTATAGTTTCAAATAAGGTTAGTATAAGGTCTTTAGCTTCAGGATTATCATTATTTAATTCAAGCAATCTGTTAAGGCATTTAAGAATTATTTTCCTAGTACCTATTGAATAACAGATTTCTTTTAACACCAAGGCTAGAGCGTCTTGTTTTTTGCCCAGAATTTTATTATATTCTGGATTAGTTTTGTCCAGGTTTTTTAATGCCTGCATAATTAGGATTGCATGACACAGGTCATCATATAATCGAGATTGTTTGACCTTATACTTAGTCATACTTTATTATAACATAATTTGACATTATTTGTCTATAGGGATATAAGCAAATTAGAGTATCGTTACATTAGGTTTAATAAGTCATTTACACAAGTAGTAATGAATTGACGGTTTCCTGGTAGCCACATTTCGAAGATTAAGCACTTATTTTCAATATCTACAAGGCTCTTGTCTACATACAGCGAATACCAATTAGAGTCTGATTGTTCTCTTTTCATTTTCTTATCATAGCGGGCAAAAGCTTCATCTAAAGTATCTACTGTTAAACCTGCAACATTAAAGCGTTTGTCTTTAGTGATTTTAATTTCTATGTCTCGTTTACTCATGAACTCGTAGGCACTTTTATCTGGTTTTTCATTACTTGGGTTATATCAAACCCGTTATTCGGGTGGAAATGCGCCATTTCGTCTAGCAGTTGCTGTAGGTGTTCACGGCTCTCATGAATATTTAATGTACATGTAGTATTCTCATCTAAGCTAGGGTCTGTGTCTGAGAAAAAGGCGTAATGTAGACCTGTTTCTTTGTTGAAAATAATTTGCCTACCCCACCAAATAGGATTTCTGCCATGTTTTTTGTCGTATTCAGTTTCAAAGTATTTCATCGATTATCTCCTGAGCCTGATAGTTTGTTCCTTTTTTGGCGGTCAGCTAGTTTTTGAAGGTTAAGGTCTGCAATGTCTTGAAGTTCAATGCCTAGATGGTCTGCAAATACTGCCAAGTACCATAATACATCTCCTAACTCTTTCTTGAGGTCTTGTTTCATGTCTTCTGTGATAACAGACTCATTGTCCCGCACTGCTTTCTTAAGCTTTTCCATAACCTCGCCAGTTTCACCTGTTGGTAATAGTTAAATGTCATGTGTCCTTTCTATGTCTTAATTATATGGGAAATAACCAGGCAAGTCAATATGTTAACGTTTACTATTTTGTATGAAACCAGCAACTAGTAAAAAGAATATACCGCGTGTCCAGTCACTATTATAAATAGCAATACAAATGTTAAAAATAACTATTCCGTAGACTATAAGATCAATAATATTTGATAATGTTTCTAATAATTTAGCCGTTTTCATTTTCTTCTCTGTCCTTTAATGATTCTAAAGTTTCTTTCATCTCAATCATGCCATTCTCTACATTGTCTAGCAAAGCGGAATACCAATATACAATTGTGTCCTTTTGAAGTTTCTCCATAGCTTTTATGATACTTTCAGAGACTTCAGCATCAAATGAAGCTTGATCACACACAAGGTTATCATATTTAGTACGACCCTTAGCAATATTAAGTTGAGCAGCTTGTGTAAGAACTCTATATTCAAATAAAGCTTGATATATACTGTTTTTAGCATTTCTAAGTAATGGATTCACGAATAATTCTCCTATACTAATTTCTAACATCACCTCTCAACTCTAATAATCTTGTTGAGGCTTTATCAAATTCTGTAGTATCTCCCCTAGTTAAATTCTTATAATATTTTAATCCCCAAATATGTAAAAGATTTCTGCCATATGCATTTTCCAAGAATCTTATAGCAGCTTTAGTAGCTAATGTGATATTCTTATTATCTAGATGATGGTTTAGTTCAGATAATATTTCATTTTCTTTGTCTTTAGCACGCTTACTAGCAGATTCAATTCTGCTCTGTGAATTTGATTTCAATGTTGTATTGTTCAATTTTATTCTCTCCTCTCCTTTGTTACTTGTTATAATTATAAATAAAAGATAGACATAAGTCAATGCTTAAGGTTTTTTGTAAATAAGCATAAAAAGGTATTGACATAAGCGACTGAATGACATATAATGGATAATATAAAAGTTAGCAAGAAAGGACAAGAATATGTTAACTCGTGAACAATTAGAATTAAAACTACAAGACCTGGAAAATGAGGGTATGGTGGATATGATGTTCCACCAGTGGACACGTTTTAAGTCAGTAAATAAGTTACAAACTAATATGACAGCTTTGTGGCAGAAATGGATACGCCGTTAATGAGAGACTTTGAAATATCTCTTATTTTCAAGACAGCTAATGGTAAAAGCAGTCCGTATTCTCTGTTGCCTGCAAAACCTGTAGTACTTGAAGAGGCGCGTGAAATAGATGCTATTATTTGGGCAAGTATTCATCTATACAATGACCCTATTACGGAAATTCAAGTAGATGCAGTCTGGCGAAACTATGTTGCAGCAGATGTCTTGTATTTAGCAGACAACTGGGTATATATACCAACAGAGCGTAGGTTTTATCAAAGAAGGGTAGAGGAGTAGAGAAAATGGGTTATCGAGCAAATGTAGTTACAAAGCATCGAGAATATGGAGATGTTAGCTTTAGTGATTACTCTGAATTTCAAAGATTCCTAGAGCGAGAACATAATACATTAGATATTCAAGAAGAAGTTGATACAGGCTGTTATTACATTGAGATTGAAGAGTTAGAAAAATATATTGTTACAATTCCAGACAATAACGAGATTAGTAATTACAAGCATATGACAAACCGAGAACTAGCTAGTGTACTTCGTAAAGCAATTAAACAATCTCCAGATGAGTATGTTACTTGGGAGTGGTTTTAGTTTAGTCTTTTATAATAAGAAAAGAGGAGTGTTTTACTCCTCTTTTTTCTCATTCTCTGGAATATAATTCGTTTGTTGATACCCTGCAAGCCCATCCGCTACCAGAAGTTCTAATGCCCGACCCTCAGACACATTTTCATTTTCACTGACTAATTTGATAGCTTCTTTAATAATCGTTAACTGGTCATCTGTAACTTTAATATTAAGGGTTTTCATTTTAGGCGTATCGTCATCTTCTTTTTGTTCAGAATCCTCATACGCATTATCAAAATCAAAAGAACAGAGCTCTTTAAAATCTTGCATCTGCTTTTCAGAGTACGGCAATTCAATACCTACCTCATTTAATTCCATAGCAAGTGGCGCTAACTGGATTTGGTCGAATTGAACACTTACTTCAGCCCAGATAGTCTTTGCTTTAGCATCTTCTTCAGATATAAAACCTAAGTTATATACAGGGATTTCTTTATAGCCTAAATCCTGCGCTGCTGTAGCACGTTGTTCACCGTCAACAACAGTAAAGCCATCTTCACCTTCTATTTGACGAACAATAACTGGCGACATAAAACCGTTAAGAGAAATACTTTGTTTAACTTTTTCATATTCTAGAGTGCGTTTCTCTTTAGGATTATAATCATTAAGATGTACATCTGAAATAGGTACTATATTTACATTTTTAGGATCAAATATATGTTTACTAATATTTGTCATTTATATTCCTTTCTTTATTCTGGGTGTATTATGCCACGACTAGCCCATAGCCTAGTCGCAAAGTGAGCAGCCTTCATATATTCTTGAGCGTTATGTCTATCTAGCTCCTTATAGTCAGCTGTATGAGCTTTCATGAATAGAGTATGGTCGTTGTTCTTTGTTTTTGTACTTTGAACTAATTTATGAGAAGCAGGATCAAAAAATATAACCCTTCTATACATACCTCCCATAAGCCAGCTAGTAGCGTCTACAGAGTAAAATGGATATCTTAACCAAGCCCAATAGCCGTTTACTCCGAAGCCGTGTACTTTTACTTCTTTACCAATTATTCTAAAACATTTATCCAGGTGCTTTTTCATTACTGGTATATTCATAGAAATAGGCACTAGTCCTCCAAGAGCTATATAGTCGTATTTCTTTACCATACGCTCAAGTTCTACATAATCACTACCATGATGAAATGTTGGAAGTGGATGTAATCCTTTAGATTCCATGTACTCTACATTTTTACGTGTAGCTTCACTGTCTCCAATAACATCCAAGCCAGCATATGTAGTGATTACTTTTTCATTCTTTTTAATAAAATTTATGTATTCATCAATATTTATGACTTCACCTTTAGTAAAGGCAGAAAACGCTCCAGAGTCAAGGAATAAGTCCTTGTCTAAAAGTCCTTTATCTTTGTGCCAAACCTGGTAATCCTTGTTCTTAAAATACAAATAAGTTTCAAGAAGATTATTAGCACCTGTATATTGACTTACCTGTGTATCTGTAGAGTAACTTGCAAAATATAGTTTCATTTTACCTCTTTTGGTACATAATTGGATCTATAGCGTTATTATCCTCAAAAGCTTCCAGGCGTTCAATGCAAGACCCACAAGCACCGCATGCATTTTGTTCTCCTTTATAGCATGTCCAAGAATCTGAATAATCTACACCAATAGTCAAGCCTCTTTGCACAATATCACTCTTGCTCATGTTTACATATGGAGATATGATTTCAACTTTCCAATAGTCTGCTATTTTGGCTACCTCGTTAAGTTTTTGAATAAACTCTGGTCTACAATCTGGATAGATATCATGATCTCCTCCATGAACACCAATTGCTACTTTATGGGCTTTTATTTCTGAAGCTAGAGAAATAGCAATACTTGACATAATAAGATTTCTAGCTGGAACTACAGTACTCTTCATACTATCCTCTCTATAATCACCTTCAGGGATATCTATATTGTTTTTGGCAATTAGGCTAGTTTTTGATAACATTTCAGACATGAATGAAATATCTATCAATCTATGAGGAATATTTAGTTTTTCAGTGGTCCTTCGAGCAAAATCTAACTCCTTTGAGTGCCTCTGTTTATAGAAGAAACTAACTGCCTCGACCTCATAGCCTTGATGAATCATGTCATATAAAAGAGTAGTACTATCTAATCCACCAGATAAAATAACTAGTACTTTCTTATTGTTCATTAGATAGTTCCTTTAGTCTCTTAATATGTACTCCTAATAAAATAGCATTAAGTAACCAAACAGAAATAGAGGAGATAAGAATACCATATATAATAAATAAACTTGCTCCAATAATATTAAACTTCCTGATCCCAATCTCTGATTTTTGAAGAAATGAGACTAATACAAACAAAGTAGCGAGTAATCCGATTAATTCGATCATTATTTAAGTTCCTTAGCTTTTGCTACAAGTCGAGTAGTTAGTGGTAAAAAGATAATCTCAAACAAAGTCTTAGCGCTTGCTTGAATGATAATCATTGATAACATTACGCCTAGAGGTAATACACCTAAAAACATAATTGTAACGAATAGAATACTATCAGCAGATTCACCAAAGATAGTAGACAATATTGCACGATGTTTGAATTTAGTTTCTCCATGCTTTTTGTGCATATAATCCATAACCTTTGCATTGACAAACCCTCCCACTAAGTATGCCGCAAGGCTAGCAACTAAGGCTCTAAATGATGTACCCAAAATGGTTTGATATGCTTCTGCTGTGCTAATCATATAATCTGGAGCAGGTAAAGCATTTGCAAGCCAGTATAAACAAACAGCTATTAAATTCATAGCAAAACCTAACCAGATTATCATAGATACTTTTTTAAATCCATATACCTCGGCTAGAATATCATTAACAATAAAGGTGACAGGAAATATAAATACTCCTGCAGTCAACGTTAGCCCCCAAAATCCCAGATCAAAGACTCTTCCTGCTAAAATATTAGAAAGCACTAGAGAGCCAGCGAATACTCCAGATAAAAGTGCTAATAGTGTTGATTTATTAAGTTTATTTTTCATTTTCATCTTCCTTATTTATTAATCATTGACATAAACTCTTGTCGTGTATTTAAATTATCTTTGAATGCGCCTGTTAATTTTGTAGTGATAGTGCTAGCTTCTGAACATTTTACTCCACGCCAAGCCATACATCCATGAGTAGCTTTCATGTAAACTGCTACACCTAGAGGTTTTAGCTCTTTTTCAAGAATGGCGGCGATGTCATTAGTAATCTCTTCCTGAACCCCGAACCGTTTTGAAGTCTCTTTAACACATCTAGCAAGTTTAGAAAGTCCTACGATTTTTTCACCTGGAATGTACGCAACCCAGGCTTCTCCAGTGAAGGCATACGTATGGTGAGCACACACCCCGTTCCAGTGTATAGGTCCTTGTATAACCATTCCCTTGTCTTCTTTGTCTGGATTATCAAAAGATGTGTATGAAAATTCTTGTGGTGTTGTCATCTCCTCCATTGCCTTAATATAACGCTCTGGTGTTTTTGCCATATCAGGGCGGATTTTACTTTCACCCTTAGACAAATATTCCAACACTTTGTCCATACTCTGAATTGCTTCTTCTCGTGTAACCATATTAACTCCTTATTTGTACCTCTGCTGAACATTTAGTTGTTTCTTGCACTTTTACTTTTACTAATGTTGCTCCAGTACCCTTTAATTGATTTGGACCAACTACATTAAGCAGATATGCTCCTATATTCTCTGCTGTAGGATTAAATGGAACAATACACACTCCATCTGGAGTAGTTTTTTCAAAGAAGCCTCGATGTGGATCTTTTTCCCAAATTAAAGTTTTATGGTCATAATTTTCTTCAATCCAATTACATAATAGATTACCAATTATACCGAAATCCATTACCATACCATCTTCTTTAACTTCACCTTCAACAGTGAAATGAATAACATAATTGTGCCCATGGTAACTTCGCTCACATTTTCCACCTTGTCCTATGACACGATGTCCAGCACAGATTTCATGGAATTTAGTTGCTTCAACAGTTGTATTATTGTACATCATACTCCTCTTTTATCACCCCAACGGTTGATGTGTTCACGTGTACTAAAATTCATATTAAACATTTCCGCCAACTCCTTAACTAAAGGTTCGGTCTCTGCTAATTCTTCCTTTGTTCTACCTAATGGCATTAAAAATACCCGATCGGCAGGAACTTCATGAGTATCAAGAATAGTTAGGATTTCTGGAATATCCTCTTCACTAGACACTACAAACTTAAAGTCTGCATTAGGAATCTCTGCGAACTTTTGCAATGCTTTAGATTTAATACGTTTTTTCTCAAGATCACCTGAATTGCTTAGTTTTGGTGAAACATTCCATTGATTAACTAATTCACACATTTCTTCATTTGGACAGATAGTTCCATTAGTTTCAATCTCCACATAAAAGTCTGGGTTGTTTTCACGTAACCTTGCAATAAAGGTAGGTAACGTCCTCTGTTGTATTAGTGGTTCTCCACCTGTAATGACAACATGTGGCTGATTATAGTTTTCGATGACACCAGTCAAATCCTCTATTGATATGTTTGTCTGGTTCTCTAATTTATCGTAAACTACACCATCTTCATGACTATTTGCTTGACGTTGTGTATAACACCAGGAATTAGGTGTATCACAAAAATTACAATTCAAATTGCATTCGCTTAGTCGACAAAACACTACTTCTTGACCTAGATTTCGACCCTCACCCTGAATACTACGAAAAGTTTCAGGTTGCCCATTAAGGACTGTCATTTTTAACTTTTCATGTCTTGGTTGGTTCTCTACCTGGCTTATTGGTATAAAAGTTCTTTCCATAAATTCTTTCAATTTTAGTTTCTAGACAAATTTCATTCTAACACAGATTATATAATGTAATCTTATTTTAAAAACTAACTTGATTAAAATGGAATTTGACTTAAATCTATAGGTTCATCTACTTCTTGTATTATTTTATCAATTTCAGCTTCATTTGAATTTCGTTTTTCTATAAACTGAATTTCACGAACAACAACACAAAGTTTTGAACGTTTTTGACCATCTTGCTCCCAACTTTCTTGCTCGAGTTCACCTACAACTAAAAGTCTTTGTCCTTTAGTGACATATTTTGAAATTAGCTCTGCTGTACTAGTCCATGCTTTACAATCAATAAAGTTAGTCTTATCTTCTTGAAAAGCATTTACTGCTAATGTAAATGAACAGATATTCTTACCTGATTTAGTAGTTTTTAATTCTGGGTGTTTAGTTAAACGTCCCATTAATGTTACTTGGTTTAAGTCTTTAGCCATCTCTATTCCTCCTTGGCTTAATTTAATAATTATATATATTATACACTTTCTTTAGATTTTTTAGAAGTTTTATCTAATTTCTCAAGAGCTTCTTTATAATCTTTAACAGCTTTTTCTGCACGACTTAATTCCAGCTCGTAATAGGCTTTAGTAACTGCATCGCGGTCTAGGTGTTTAGCTGAAGCTTCTAATGCAAATAATAGGTCTTCTACATTATTTTTAGTCCAAGCGATTGGTCTAAGTGTTTGATGAGGCACATTAATCTGTGCTGAGTAGTAGATTTTTTCACCTCCATCTAAAGAACTTTTAGATACTTGAATTACCCATTCTAACTCCTTATCCTTTAATCGTTTAGCAATCTTTTTAAGTAGCTTTTCTGCTTTGTCAAATTGTTCTTGTGTCATGATTAATTATTCTTACCCTCTAGATATTCAACAATCTTATTTCTAATGTCCTTATTTTCAAGCATCACTTGGCAGATTAGATCGATTCCTCGTAATGTTACCACGCCAGAGTCATTGATAACTCGGTGCTTTTTAAGTAGAGCAGTCTCCTTATCTTGCTGTCTCTCTACATACTCTCGTGCAAGTGTTTTCTCTGATTGCTGGAATGGACTTTCTACTACCTCTTCCATATTTTTATCCTCCTTATTGGTATTTATAATCTTAACTAAACTTTTACTATTAAAAATAATGCTATTAGCTTTGTAATAACGCAAAAACTCATCGTCAAACTTGATATTAATTGCTTCAAATGAGTTTGGTGTTTTTAGTGCCATAATTTACGTATACTCCTTGCTACCCAGTGAATTGCCCACTCTAATTCTCTTACTTGTTGCTTGGTCATGGGCTTATCAACATATTTTAGGTCCTCGTATTTAGATAGAACTTTATACGCACGCTCTATTTCTGCTTGACGTTTTCGGGATTCTTCAGATGGCGGAAATACTTCGTGCTGTTCTTTTATCCACTTCAAATGCCACTTTAAATGCTGTGCTAACATATCACAGATAGTTATATCTGAGTTCCACGCATCCCGAGCAGGTACTTTACCTTTTTTACGAAGCCTATTAGCTTTTATGTTTCTTGGTTTTTCTACAAGCCATCGCCAGGCTCTATAAACTGGACTAGGGATTCGGTCAAAAATCCACCAATATAATTTACTATGTTCTTTCATTTTTCCTCCTGTTTTAATCGTGCGTTCTTCATCATATCATGAAATTTATTCCAAATATCTTGACAACAGTCGATAATGATATTTTCATTCCTTATGCGAAAATTTTGAGGATACAAAAAAGAACCCCTATTTTGCCTACATAACTTAGTATTCTGTTCAAGGGCTTTTTCTACCGCTCTTCGTATCTGAGCTCTAAACATATCTATGTTTTCGATGCTGGGCATAACAAAAAGTGTATGCTCCTTAATCTGAGTGTCTTCAACTTCCAATAAATAACTAAGCGAGACTATTGTATCTATATTTTTCATATATTGTGTATGATTGATTTCGCCTTTTTCCAATTTAGCGCCCTCATCAGAAGCTAGTAGTAATAGCCCTCTTAACCCTCTTATTTTACAATTCATATTCACCGTACCTCTATTATATCCAATATTATTGCTAAACACAACCTAAAAGTCGTTATAAGGATTCCCCACTTGTGCTACTCTCAAACCTAGTTCACGCCACATATTGCATACTTTAGGTCGGTCATCAATTACACCCAACACTGCCCAATTTCCTTCAATATATTTTTTGTATAGCTCTTTTTTGACTATATCATCAGGTCGAGTATCACCTTGTTCTCGCATAAATAAGTATTGGTAGTCAAACATATTTTCATGCAACCATGATTCAGTATTTTCTCTTGCCTCTTCACTTCTACCAGACATAATAATAATATCTAAGTATTCATACATATTAGCAATTGAAATAGCATCTAGTAAAAATCCTACAAATGGATCGGGAGTGTCCTCTTCTACTCTTTTCATATCGTAAAAACTCCGCCCTGAGGTGTTTATAGCTAGAGTACCATCAATGTCAACTAAAATAGCTCTGCGTAATTTCCATAGAGGGTGTCGCTCTAACTCAATAGGCTTATATGGCTTAATCCATTGATAATACATTGAATAAATAACATTCTGACCCACACTATTTGGACGTTTTAAATCTCGTTCAATACAAGTCTTAATAGGAACTTCCAAGAATGAAGTGTCTTTTTCGAAATTTACATTAAACTCACGAGCAATGGAACGAATAGAACGTTCATGTATAGGATTTAAATTAGTATCGTCTACTACTACATTTTTACCCTTTTGTAATGCTTGACGAATAAGAGAGTTGCGAGTTCGGATAACATCCTTTTCTTTTTTTCTGGTGTAATGATTCATGGTAGCACGGATATCATCTTTACATACTCTTACCCAACCCTCTTTTTCTAGTTGTTTAGCTTTTGTAGTCTTCCCAGAAGCAGGGAGACCAACATGCATTCTAATTGTTTGTGTCATTTTTTTGTCTCCTTTTTTGAAACTGTTACATTAGGTAGAACTATATTCGCAAAGCCAAGTCTACGTAACGCAATTCCTCTCATGAAATCAGATTTTTGATCTAGTAAGTAATTTCCTATGGTAGTTAAAAATACAGGTACTGGACATACATCAATGAACATAGGTTGCTCTATCAATGAACCTTGAGTAAACTCAAGATCATCACCATAGATATCTGCAACATAATACCTTTCTTCCTCTTGACAATATGGAGATATAAAACCATACCCTTTTGTATATAGTGAAGCCTGGTTTAAGTGATAAACCACATCGTTTTCTAGCTTATACCAGGAATCTATCCAGATCAACCTAGTCTTTGGATCAAACTCTTCTAAATAGACCTCTAATTTGCCTAAAGAGTTTAAGAATATCTCTATTGTAGAACGAGGTATTCTTTTGTGTATTTCTTCAATATTTTCTCTTAACTTAATTAATTGATTAGCGTCGTCGCTCATAATAAATACATAACAATTACCTCTCACTTGATACATATCTGAGAAGAGTTGAAAGATATCTTCTAACACATCTCCCTTATGTAATTGAATAACGAAAACATAGTCCATCGATTTATTCAGTCTCCTGCTTTTGGTTTATAATCTCTTCATAAGCTTTTTCGTATTGATCTAACCTAAAAGTGCCTTCTTTAAGATTATTATTCTGTACAATTAAAATAGCCTCATTAATATCTTTAACATGGCATACCCCACTTAACCTAGCACGAATAGCCACATTTTCATTATCTGTAATCACAAAATCGAAGTCTTCGTACATCTTTGGATCATCGATATCTTTTACTTTTTCTAAATTAACATGACTCAATGTAGCAAGAAATGGTGATTTATGTTTATAAATAGAGAACTTTATATGGCTTAAATCTGCTATAAGTTGCTCTGTGAACTCGTCAAGTTCCTTGTCATAAATTAAAAACCGAATGTGGTCTGGTTTTTGCATTACATTTTTGAAAAATGCCTGGTAATTAACTATTTTCATTATATTTTTATATACCTTTATAATTAGTAAATTGTTATGCTTCAAATATAATCTATTATGAATAAAAAAGCAAGGGAGTGCTCATCTCCCTTGCCCTGTGCACCTACAATACACACTAATCCATCGACAATATTTGTAAAGCCATTAGGCTTTTCTATTGTCTATTTAATAATAATGGATATAACTTAAAAAGTCAACTATCTTTTGAGTTTTTAGCCTCTTCTAGCTCAGATTTTAGTATCTGTAATACCTGGTTGACTGTCTTTTGATCCATTATATATCACTCCTTTAATACTTTATTTTAGTATATCAGTTTGTGATGTTTCGATAGAATGATTTAAGTTTACCGTGGTAATCTAATTCTTCTCTCTCTTCTTTAGTTAGTGGTCGAGTAATATATCCATGGCAATTACGACATTGAACTTGAATTGCATTAACTTGTGTTCCAGTTTTTCTATATGCTTTAATAGAAAACTCTGATTGGTGCATACAGCGTGGGCAGATATCTTCTCGCCCTGCCGATAGCGCCCCATTTGGATGATTGGTTGCAAATGGCAGAAGTTTCTTATAAATTTTTTCTAGCAAAACTACATCTTGAATGTTGTAGCGGGCTATTTTTTTCCAAGCCTTTTCATCATCATGGATCAAACAGTCATACCATACATCATGGTTAGTAATGGCTGTTTTTCGCCCTACACCTAGGAGCTGCCCTAGATAGTCTAATTTATTGTTATCAAGCTTGAAATATCTTCGGGCTGTTTGGAGTGTACAAAATGTTTTATACCAACTCGCAGGATCTAAACCGTGCCTTAAGAAAAAGGCATTTGCCATCTTCTGATCAAACCTGACGTTATGTGCTACGAATACCTCACACTCATTAATTATGTTCCATAGTTCTTTTACTAGTAGTGAGTCATCACTTTTTTGCACAGTTGCTCTATCGTGTAGAGTTAAGCAGTGAGTTTCTTTCTCTCCCAGCCATTTCCAGGCAAAGGATAATAGAACAGGTGGTCGCTCAACTTTTATAACGTTTGTCTGCCACTGACCATAGGTATATCCAAGACACGGAGCAACCTCAAGATCTAGCATAAGCACTTTAGCCTCACGCTCGAAACTTTTATATTTATTTTTTGATTTTTTCAAAATAAAAATGCCCTCCTCTATAGAAATTTAACTATAAATATCTAATTAAGTCAAGGGATTTTCTATATTTTCAATAATTATTTCTACACCAAAGTTTTTTGAATCAAAGCCTACTAGTTCAATATTCATCTTTTGTACTATTAAACATTTATCGTCAGGGATTATCTTTGCTAAAACCAAGGTATCAAGTAATGTACTCACAGCGTTATCTAGATCTTTGCGTACACGGGTTTTATGAGTAAATAGGAATGTTATACTAACTGGACCACTAAATTGTGGTAGAGAGGCGCTAAGCACTTCAGAGACAGACTTTTTCCACTTAACTACTTTAGGGTCGGGTACAATAACACATTTACCCGTTCTTTTATTAGGGTATGCATGATTAGAATTTTTTTGTGATGGTATAGAACCTGGTATGAATATTTTTGCTTTCATAATAAAACTCTTAGGTGGACACTGGTGAGACAACCTACTTCTAGGCTTACTCACATAAAGACGGTGTGCAATAGTTTTGAATCTGCATCTTTTTTATTTAACCATCCGTCAATCAGCAGTTATTTCTAACAGTTAACCCCTTTCCCTTAACAGTACTCCAGAGCATAGGATTTCTCCTGCCAAAAGGTTTTCGCCTTGCACCCAGCGTATTAAACTACAGTGTCCGCCAAAAAGTTCTATATTAAAGTTCTATAAGCTTATCGCCTTTTACTTTTAGTTTTACAACCTTATTATCTGTAGCTCCATCAGTCTTACTTAGGCTGTTCACTATTAGTGTAGCATAGCCTGCTAAATCACGCCAACTATCTATAAAGTTTGGGTCGCCATTTAATATTCTGCCTACTTTATGAGCGATCATGTGTAATGACTCTTTTTGCTCATCAGATAACGATTGCCATTTACTGGAATTTTCCATCACCTCTTTTAACCACTGTGCTGTGTGAGCATGTGCATTATAACTTCCATAGTTTGCTTCACGTTGTGTTAAGGTGGTTTGCATTTCTTCCATACCTCGATTATACTCTAGTCAAAAAGTAAGTCAATAAGTTTTAAATAATTTAATCTTAACTAAAAAAGCAGCCCCGAAAGACTGCTTAGCTATAACGGTCATTACAGCAATTTTATTATATCATTTATACTAATCTTTTACAACTGAAAATTCTCGATCTTTAAATAATGCAGCTAAACCACTTACTTGCTTGAGTCTTAATAATTCATCAGCATCCATTCCAATATTTCGCATAATCCAAGCGTCACTCATACCACTTTCTACCAATTCGGCTACAATATTTGTCATTAACTCTATTGAGTGGCTACCTCTAGCTCGGTTATGTCTAATAGTTGAAGCCATGCGATTTGATAACGGTCTGTCTATTGTCACAACTGGTAAACAACCATTTTCACGATCATAGATATCTTTATGTTTTTTCATGATTGTATAACGGTGAAAACCATCCACTATTTCATACATACCGTTCTCTAATTTATAACAAACAATTGGCATCGTGTATCCATCTTCCAGAATTGATTTATACAGTAACTTCATTTCTGGCGGTGCTACTGCATTTGGATTGTATGCATTTGCTTGAATTTTATCAATCGGAATTGATTTTACATTATAAACTGGTGATTTCATATAATCTCCTTATATTTTTTAATAGCAGCCTTACGCTTTTCTATCTGCTGTCTAGTAATTGCAAAAGATAGTGACTTACAGAAATAATCATTCTTAATAATACACATAGCTAATCTACGCCAGGTAGGCAAATCTTTCTTACTATCTAATCCTGGTATATGATCTACTATCTTGGTAAATTTAATAACTTCTTTATCACCATTACCACGATTACTATATTGATGTGTATTGATAATTGATTCGGCATGGTCTTTCTCTAAGAGATCAACCATATTTTGCTCTAATGGACATCCAGTATTCATCCAATAACTAACAAATTTATTAAATTTATATCGGTAGTGATCAGCAGCGTCATCTGGCAGTGTGTTTAATAGAAATTTTGTAAAAGTCTCCCAAGTATGTCCACTCGGTAGTTTATAGCGTGCGTTTTGAATATGTTTACCAGAATAAATATTCCCAAAATTAGCCCCACTAACTCTATTAACAACTTTAACCCAAGTTTTTGGCTCAATAATTCTAAACATATTTAACCCAGCTTTAGCTTCATTACCAAATGGTTCATCTATTCGCATTTTGTGAATAGAAATTCCAGCTTGATACATTAAATCATAAAATTTATTATAGTGGTTACCAGTTTTTCCATAGAAAGTCCAAATATCATCAACAGTCCAATCAAAAATTGGGTAAAAATTATAAGTTGATTCTGACACTTGAGTAGAGAATCTATTATCTTTATACGAGTTCTTTTCACAATGAATAGCTCTCCATCGATTCAAACTCTCTTGAGTTCTGATACCTACAACACAAGCAGTTTTCTTACCTTTACCATACCAATCACCGAATTTTGGCACAAAATCTTCAAATGTAATTCCCTCGTAATAATAGTCAATTGGGTTGTTTTTCAGATTAATAACATAATCCATATCTGGCATTTCTCTAACCCAAACATCTTTTTTATCTTCGTCCCACCATTTCCAGGTTAATTCAGAATACGATACGCTATTATTTGTCAGCATTGGTAACGCAACCCACATTGGTTCAACTACATCTTTGTACTCTTCTAACATATATTTCATATGTTCTATGGTAATTTGATAATTAGCTTCAATATCAATGGTTAGAACGCCAAATTTACGCTTGCGTTTTCTTGCTTCTGCAGCCATTAAATGAAAACATACTGTACTGTCCTTACCTCCAGAAAATGATAGATAGATATTATCAAATTCTTCAAACATATAGCTAATTCGTTTTTGTGCTGCCTCGTACACATTCATAACGCCTCAACTCCTTTTTTCTCAATAATTCTTTTTAGATTATCAAGTGTATTTTCTTTCTTTTCAAGACTACTACGAATTATATTTTCTAAACCAACATTTACATACAGATCATAAACCTTAACTGTATTTTTCTGTCCAGTTCTAACTACACGGTGTAAAGCTTGTATTTTATCTTTATAATCAAACGTTTGACTGGCGAATATTATATTGTGGCAAAATTGGAGGTTTAATCCAAACGCACCAGATCCATATGTACATATTAGTACTTGAAATTTGTTAGATTTAAAGTCATCTATACTAGCTTTAGATCTACTTGTAAATTCTCTTGAGTTTGATAATTGTTCTAGTAAAATATCCACTTCATGTAAGTATTTAACAAAAATAATAAATTGCTCTGCATTATTAGAATTTATAATGTTAATAATATTTGTATATTTATTTTCATTGACTGTATACAGTTGTTGAAATTTTTGTGTCATTGCCAAAAAATCTATACAACCTACTTTGCTGAAGTAATCATTTTTAGCATCCTGGTATTCTGACATTTCGTCATTATTCATATTAAACTTTCTCTGATCTATATCAACATCAATATCTAAATCTAATTTAGAATCAAATATATATGGTCTAATTATTTCTATTAGAGCCTCTTCATTAGCAGGTTTGCTCCATCTTCTCCACCCTCTATGTCCATCGGTAAAATATTCTAGGAAATTATTAGCAAACTGTGTTTCATTCATATTTAAAATGTGTGGACTAATAAAATTTATTTGAGGCAATAAATCAACTAGGTTTTTTGTAGTTGGTGTACCATTTAAGATTAACCGAAAATCAAACTTAGAATAATTTTTTAATAGTCTTTTTGTACGTTTACTATCAATATTTTTAATTTTTATGCTTTCATCAATAACACAGAAACATCTATTATTTTCAGTAATATTTAAAAGTTCCATAAATTTTATATCAGATTGCGATACACCCTCAATTGTATAAAATTTGAATAAATAAAAATCTTTACCAGCCCACTTCTTAATCTCATTTTTATAACTTTTCTCACTAAGTAGACTAGCTGGAGCAATCCAAATTACAATATCAATGTAATGAACTTTAGACTGGATCAATTCAACGGCGACTTTAGTTTTACCTGTACCCATCTCCATAAACAGTGCACCAGCTTTTAATTTAGATAGTTTTTCAACTGCACTCATCTGAATTAAATCTAAGTTCGTCAATAGCTTCTTGTCCATAATTTACTTCCATCTTTTCAGGTACATGCCGATATGGCTTCGCAAACGCTAATAGATTTTTCTCTTCTAAAATATTTTCGTTAACTAATATATACCGACCACTGTAACACCATTTGAACGACCACTTAGGTATCCAATATTCCTCACCTCTAATAAGAAATAATATAGCCTTGTTAGTCTCTGTTATTATATCTTCGTATTTTAAGCGAAGTTTACGCAAAGTATGCCTCAAACTCTTCAACTGTTATTTGCTTTTCAGCTATTTTCTGAGTTTTATTATATTGACCCTTACCTTGTTTAAAGATGTTAAAAATAAAGCTATCTGTATAGCCAATTGACATACGATAATTATTTTTACCATTAATACGAACTAATTTAGCTGGATGCCAGAATACAAAATCTGATTTAGGTAATTTAATTAGAATAGACTTATCTGTAGTGAACTCAATTAGGTTACTATTTGCTGTAATATTTTTCCAAGTAGACATTTTGCTTACTCCTTTATATTGACCGTTATAGTTAGAATATTTCTGTCCTTCTAACTACTTTTAATTATAATGGACTAACTTATTAAAGTCAATAGTTAACTTTAGCGAAATGAATATAATATATAATGGCTCGGAGTGTAGGCTACGATCCTACGCTACCAGGTCCAAAGCCTGGCGTTCTACCAGCTAAACTAACCCCGATTATGGTAGCAGGAGATGGATTTGAACCAGCGACCTCTTGCTTATGAGGCAAGCGAGATAACCACTTCTCCATCCTGCTTTATGGTGTCTTCGTCTAGATTTGAACTAGAGACCTTTGCATTTTCAGTGCAACGCTCTACCAACTGAGCTACAAAGACATTTTGGCTCTGGCGGCAGGATTTGCACCCGCAACCCCTTGGTTAACAGCCAAGTGCTCTACTGTTGAGCTACACCAGAATATATTTGGCAGGAAAGCAAGGTATCGCACCCTGTCCTGGGGTTTTGGAGACCCCCGTGCTAACTTTTGACACTACTTCCCTATATTAAGTTCTAAAAAACCAGTCCTATTTTGGGACTGGTTTACAGATAGTTTTTATGTTTTTTACGAAATCACTATAAGTAAGATATCCCTAGATTCAGGGGCTGATTAAACTGCGAGTTTTTTAACCAGGTCTTACTCATGACTTGATTATATCACAGTTGATTTTAATGTGCAAGTAGGTTTAATTATTTACCAAATAACTGGGCTTTCTTCTCTTGAAATTTTTTGTAGGCATCGCTATCAGTAGAAGCTCGATTGTCTTTAGGATCTCCTGTATTGAGAACTTTCTGATTAGGGTCTTTAGCCCAGACATCTTTTACTTCTGCAATTGTAGATGTACGAACTATATGACCATTAGCTTTATCAATCGCTACAAATGGAGTTTGATTAAAGATTCCTTGACGAATAATATCTCCCTGTTCCTTTGAAACAGTTATTGTTTTACCTGTGATAGTTGTAATTTCTGTTACTTTCATATTTCCATTATAATTTGTTTTTAACCAAAAGTCAATTACCATCCAGCAATTCCACCAGATTGCTTCTGTTGTCTAGAGGTTACCCATGAGCCAATTGCCATGCGTTTAGCGTAAATGTCTAAGGATTCTAGTATACGAGGTTTGTATCCATCATCTGGCAAAGTTGGATAAATGTTAGTAATAAATTCTAAGTACTTGAGTGAATCTTGTTGCCCTAACTCTTGTTTTAACTGTTTGATTTTACTTCTAACGTTGTTATGGTTTCTTACTGGTATTTTAAGGGCTTTGATCGTGTCATAGTAGGCTTTAGCTACTTCATCAGTTGGCTTTTTCTCAATCATTTCTTTTGGTGTTTCAGCTTTTTCTGGTACAGATTCTTCTGTGCCGATTATATGTTTATTTTCAGTATATATATCTTTAGTATGTTTATTTTTACTATATATATATAACGTATGCCTTTTCGGCGTATGCCTTTTCGGCGTATGCCTTTTCGGCGTATGGCTTTTCGGCGTATGCCCTTCATTATTTTGTAGCGACTCATCTTGATCTTCTGATATTAATTCTTCATTTATATCATAAGCGTCTTGAATTGTAGGCTGGGAATGGAGATAATACACAGTGAACTGATTGTTTTCACTATCCCTTTGTCGAACCCTGGTTAAATACCCAGCTTGTTCTAATTCGTTCAACCCATTTTGTATAGCTTTTATACCATCTTTTATTTCCTTGGCTATTCTTTCAGAAGAAAAACGCCAACCCTTCGGCTTATTTTCAATATAAGCATACAGACCCTTTGCCTTAAGTGTTAACTGGTCAGAATTAAGAAGATCTGACGGTACTCGACCATAGGTCACGTTTAAGTTATACAACTTGTTCATTTTCCCTCCAATTAAAATGTTAAGTCTAATTATCCTCCTTGAACGAGTTATTTTATCTTGTAAAGGTAATGTTTAACCCAATCTTCCCTTATAAAGAAAACTTTAGTTTCAATATATCTCAACTCTATTAGTCTTCGTAGACAACGTTCTACTACTGTGACACTTAAGCCTGTTAGATCCACTAATGTGTCTGTTTCGCAAGAAATGTAGCCGTCTTGCCTTCTTCTCAATTGTTTCATGGTGTTTAAGATTATGGCTTCCTCAAGCCCAATCTCTTTAGCAACTGCTACATTATAAGCGGCAACTACTCCCGAGTTTAATATCTCTTCTATTGTCATTCTAAGTCTTCCCTCCTTGACTTATTACTTGTGTTTTAATTATAAGTTATCCGCTTGATAAAATAAATAATATGAGTTGACTTAATTTTTATTATTTGTTAATCTAAATTTAGAGTAAAAGGAGACAAATTATGGCAAAAAGTGTAAAAAATCAAGTAGTAGTCAAACAAGATGAGTTAACTTTAACAACTAATAAGCAGAACTTTTTTAACCTAGAGCAACTAAAGAAAATTCGACACAAGACACCACAGTCAATGATTTATGAACGTCCAGCTAAGGGTGGTGGAAAATGGAAATATGTTAAGTCGGCTGATGTTGTTCTAGCTTTGAATACTATATTTGGTGGGTTTTGGGATTTTAGCATTATAACTGATGAAGCTACTGCTTTAGAAATGGCGGTTAAAACAAAATCAGTAATAGTAAAAGGAAGACTAACTATTACTAATCCAACAACTGGAGTTTCGATTACTCGTGAACAATATGGTCGTAAAGATGTAGCCTTCAGAAAAGGTACAAACGAGCCTATGGACTTTGGAAATGATATGAAAGCCGCTGCTTCAGACGCTCTTAAGAAGTGTGCTTCTCAGTTCGGATTATTTAATGATATTTACCGAGATAACGAGATTATGGAAATTCAAGTAGTAGCAAACGAGGAGTCTGAAGAACCAAAAGTTCCAGATAATGTCAAAAAAGTTATTGAACTTAATAAGAACAAATGAGGATAATTGAGAATTTAGAGCAAGGTTCTCCTCAATGGCTTGAAATTAGAGGTAAATACATTACAGGTACAGACGCTGATGATTTTATTCGTAAAGAAATTCCTGTCAAACAGATTTTAACTAATAAATTAAATAATTCATTTAGTGGAAATTACTATACGCAACGTGGGCATGAACTAGAACCAGCTAATCGATATATATATTCACAAGTTAATACAGTAGAGGTTAGAACACCAGGATTTATTTGTAGTGATAAATTCCAAATAGCAGGTTACTCCCCTGATGGCTTAGTTTACCAAGATAAGACACCTATTGGCTTAATTGAATGTAAATCTTTTAATGAAGTAAGACATCTTAAAAACTATGAATATGCTGAAACTACTATATTTCTTCAAATGCAATGGGGCTTGTTCGTAACAGAGCTTCCTTGGTGTGATTTATGTTTATATAATCCAGATATTTTTGATATTAAAAATCAATGGCTCTGTAAAAGATATCATGCTGATAAAACTATTCAAGAAAAATGTATTAGATTATGTGAAAATATGCCTAGCAACTGAAGTTTTAAGAGATTTATTTTGAATTGCTATAATTAACCTATGAATAGGAATCAAGCAATACTTAAAGCAATCCAGGCAATAGCACTGGTTATCAACGGTGGCAAAGGCTCTGGAAATTTTGGACATACAGGTAGACCCGGAAAAGTAGGTGGAAGCGGATCTGGTGGTAGTTCTACAGGTTCTAAGAGAGATACTAAGGAATCCCCCAAGCAAGAATCGGGCAAATCTTCAAAAATAGCCAAAATTAGTGAAACAGCAAAAACTATGGCTACTCTTAACAAAAAATTAGCAAGAGCTAAGTCGGCTAGCGAGGCGGGTCCTACTATTAGTAAGCTACGAGATGAAGTCACTAACTACCTTGAAGCTAATGGTGGTGATATTAAAAACTGGAAGAAGTTAGAAGAGGCTTGGGTTGGTAATAACTATAAGCCAATGGAAGATGCTATTAAAAATGGTGACAATAAAGAACTGAACCTAATGCGTGAGCTCCAGCAAGAGTATTTTAGACAGCAAGGAATTAAGGAAATCACACTTTATCGCGGTGTATATAATGCTCAAGCTAAAAAGATAAAAGACCAATTGGCAAAAAATGGCTCAGCCAAATTAGATGGTGACTATGCAGCAAGCTTCACTGAATATAAAGAATCCGCTAGAGATTACGCTGATGGTGCTGCGTTTACCGCGCCAGATAAGATAGACCACTCTGTAGTTGTTTCTCATAAGTTCAAGACTAAAGATGTCGTTTATTCAACATATATCTCAACGTTCTACGCTGGGAATGGTGGTGAAGAGTTCGTCACAACCTTTCCTAAAGGTCTTGATATAGATAAAAAGAATGTAGAGGTTCTCAAATAATGAATAGAGCACTTGCCGTCAAGCAAGCTATCCAGGCTATTAGCCTGTATGTTAATGGGGGTAAGGGTTCAGGTAACTTTGGGCATGCAGGTCGTCCTGGAAAACGTGGTGGTTCAGGTAGTGGTGGTTTAGATTCTTTAGTAAGTAAGCAACTAAGTTCTAGTTTTAAGCAACGAGCCAAGGCTGAAGAAGAAGCTAATAAACTACCACAAGAAAGTTTTGAATGGGTAGTTCAAATGACTATAGCTAATAAAGCTAGACAATTAATTAATCGTATATTTAGAGATGAATTTGATAAACGAGGCTTAGATCTGTCTAAAATTGTTAAAGACCAGTTAGAATGGTCAGAAGGAAATGGACCTCGTGATAAAAATACAGGTGAATACTACAGTATGCCAGACCTTGAGAAAAATAAAAATACTCCTGAACACAAACTTCATAGACAACTTACTCAAGATACCTTACGAGCTTCAGGTATTAAAGAATTAACTTTATATCGTGGAGTTAGAAAAAATGAACCGAATCCTAGAGGCTATACTTCATTCACTACTAGTGAAGATATAGCTAGAACGTTTGGAAATAGAATTGTAGCTAAAAAAGTACAGTTGAAAGATATTGTCACCCATTATCAAGTACAATGGGATTCAGCTTATATTTCTGAACAAGAAGTTATTGTAGATTTGCACTAACTTTTAACTTGACTTTTAATTAGTTTCCCTATATAATATATAAGAGGAGAGAATATGAATATTAAAGAGATTTTACTTAAACCTGTTAGTGAGTTGACTATGGATGAACAGGAACAGGCTGCCAAGTTTCTTAAGGGTGCGTACCAAGACTTACTTGAAATGGTAGATGGACGTACCAAAAATGAGAAAGACAAGGCTATTGAAGCTTTAAGTTTTGAACAAATAATTGACTTAGTTATAGAGTATCGTAATGGACGAATTTAATATTACTATTTTGAAATACCGAATTGATGACCAATATTTCTTTCATGTTATGGATAAGTTTAACGAACCTGATGAGGTTGAACGTCTAGCTAAAATGATAAGTTGGAGCGAACATAAAGCTCTTGAATGTCAAATAAATGGTCAAGAATACGAGCAGTTATGGATTAAGACTACTCCCATAGTCTAGGTTACCATCCAATACACCAGAAATTATCTGGTGTATTTTATTTGTAAAAATATTGATTTTTAAGCTTATTTCCTATATAATTAAAGTACAAATTAAAAGAAAGGATAGACAAATGCAACAAGAGGAAATCAAAGAACTACAAGGACAACTTATAACACTTCTAGACGAAGAAAATGCCTTAATGCAAAGCGAGCAATTTAAGGCTTTTATGGCTCGCAAGAAAGCTTTAGACACTCAGATGAGCCAAATTAAAGAAGAATTAAAAACTCTAATGCCGAAATATGGCGTAAAGAAACTTTTAAGCCCAGAAGAAGACGGTATTAAAGCTGGTGAGAAATGGTCAATTACTTGTTCAACTAGAAATACTGTACGAGTAACAGATCCAAATAATATTCCAGATGAATATACCCGATTAGAAAAAGTTGAAGAAGACTTCGTGGTAGTGGATGATGAATTGTATCGCCGTGTACCAGACACTGCTAAATTTAAAACACATGTGGATACTGGATTAGTAGATAAAGAACTGCCTGGCATTAAGGTTCAGGAAAGTGTTGCTATTAGTTTTAAGGTGGATGGTAAAACTGTAAAGGTTAACTAAATGAAGGCTTGGGAAGTGCATTATTTAGATTCAGATAATGTACAACATATGGAGATTATAGCTTCTGCTAGAAAACCAAGTTCAAAGCGAGCGTTAAAGTTAGCAGGGATTGACCAAGAAAATATAAACCTATCAGAAGTCATAGTTCAAGAACTGGTAATTTATGGTGAACATGGTAATCAATATATCGCACAATTGAAGGAGTATTATGACTAAGTTACAAAAACAATTAAAAGTAGCTAATAGAAAAGCAGTTGAAGCTATTAGCAAGTTTGACGATACAGCCAACGCCATACTCTACTTACGCCCTACAGGTGAGGGAGCAAAAGATTCTGTTAAGCAAGAATTAAAGGAAGCAACTGATCAATTGGTATGTCGAATAAAAGAACTACAAAAGCTAATCGAGAGAGTTATAGATGAAGAATAGTAAAGAATATCTTGTTTCATTCACAATAGAAGATGGAACTATCATTAGTATCCTTGTTTATTGCGAAAATAGATCTCAAGCTATCTTTATAAGTGGGACAAGTTTACAAGAGTTTATACTTAAAAATCCACACCAAGATCAAATCAAGGGTAAGCTTATTGATGTACAGGTTTCAGAGTTTAACCCTAATCTAGTAAAGGAAGAAAACGAAATAAAAGGGGTATATATTTATACTCCTAAGGATGTATTATGACAGAATCGGATATAACACTTGTTTGTGAGCAGTCGAGAAAAGAGAGGATATTGTTAATGATAATTGGAGTAATACTTTCTGTTGTACTGGTAGCATTATTAATCTTGACGAACGAAAATTCTAAAGATAAACTCGAACGAAACGCAAATGCTAAAGCTCGTTGTGAATCTATGGGTGGCAAAATAGGCTATTTAAAATGCTATAAGAATGGGAGAGAAATATGAAATATAGTACTAAATTTAAAATCCTTATGGTTATAAATCTAATTTGGATAGGGTTGAATATGTATTTAATTATTGATTGTGCATTATCTAACCAGTATCTAGGGGAATTGTGTTATTTTATCCTATACTTTATTAGCTTGTGTACATTCTATTCTATGCAAGCTAAGATGAAGACTAATAGAGAAAGGAATATCAATGACTGATTATATTACAACAGAAGAGTTTATACGCGAGATAGAGAAGTTAGGATTCACATATAAGAAGGGTGCATTTTGCCTATATGTGGAAGATAATGATTGTACAATTGCTAATGTTACTCTTAATCAGCCACTCCAAATAGACACATGTTATGAATCTCTAAACTATAAAAATCCCGCTCATTCAAGTCTGTATGAGATCCTCAACCGCTTTGCTCTCACCCCATTAGACAAGCGTGAAACAGAAAAAAGGTATCGATTACGATTAGATATTGACGATGAGATTAACATTTTTGATGGAGACTATAGATATCTTACTAAAAAGGGTGATTATTATTGTTTGTCACTAGCACATCTAGGCGAGTCCTGGAAAGATTATCAAAATACATTCACCCAAACCGAAATTGATGAAATGGGTGATATTACTCGTGGGTTTGTGAAGGAGGAGGTATGATAAAGGTTAATAGAAATGACAGAGGTCAGGACGACGCAACCCAATTAACTATATCAGGATTAATTGCTTTATTTGTCTTAGTGATGTTTGGTGTACTAATTGCCTTAGGTATGAGTATTAGCGGTAGTGAACTTGATAGCCAAACTGAATTGTCTGCTCGTTGTAGATCTCTTGGTGGGCAGATGGGTAATGGTAAGTGTTTTAAGGATGGAAAGGAGGTCTAAAATGAATAGTAAGATCTTCGATACTTTAGAACAGTCAATTGAATTATATAAAAGAGGGTTGCAGCCAAATACTGAATCTGTCTACATTTGGAACTGTAAAGAGACTAAACTTAAGCATTTTGACATCAAAGGAGACACTGTATCACAATTAAAATCATTATATGATGATAATACATTAATTAAAGTGGCTGAAGAGAATCATTTTCTTCACAATGATTTTACTCAGACAATTTGCCCAGCTTATGCTAAGGGAACTTTTGACGAGGACGGACCGTATGCTAGGGTGTATAGTATCGGCTGGTATAAGATGGAGAACTTTGAAATTGAAGGTACAGATTTCAATAACTATAGATATATGATTTATAATCATGTAGACACGAACGGAGTTATTGTCGCAAAAGGAATAAACAACAAGTTTGGCTTTCTCGCTATACGCGAAGTGGAAAGCGGTAGCCTAACATACCATTTCGATACAATAAACCCAGAATGTATTTATGAGTTAAAAGATGTATTGCGGATCTTACGTCGAGCGTCAAAAACGTCGCGAGAATATTATAAATATAGATATGAGGCAGAGTGTATCGATAATGCTATTTCAAAGCTAAAAGAGCTGGAAGGGGTTAAATAATGCGTAAAATAGAGTATAGAGTAGTAGATCTCACATATGGAGATCATCCGATCAAAAAAGTAACTGAAATCGTTTTCAACGAAAAAGGTATCAACCAAATAAACGTAGACTACGGCTGTGACATATTATATCCAGAGAAAGAAAGTATCCTACTGCAATATACTGGAATAAAAGATAAGCATGGTAAAAAAATCTATGAAGACGACATATGCACCTTCAGAGATAACATGTGTACATACAGGGGCATAGTAAAATGGGACGATAGCCTAGCTGGATTTGGCTTACAGTTACCTTTTGGTGAAACAGACAGATTGTATACATTTGGCAAGCTCAATAATATAGGGGTAAACCTCGACACATTAGAAATCGTGGGTAGCGTTCATAATGGTCCTAGACGTTTTGAGGAGAGATAGAATGAAAGTATATAAATCCTATAGTAATGGAATGTAAAGGATGAGTGTAATGCGAGAACTAAAATTTAGAGCCTGGGATAAGCAAGAAAAACAAATGATGAAAGTTTCAGCTATTTCTTTAGAAAACAAAGAAATAGGGGTAAAAGATTTTAGAACATATCATTTTTTTAGAATAAAAAATATAGAATTAATGCAATATACTGGACTAAAAGACAAAAACGGTACAGAGATTTATGAAGGGGATGTGATAAAAGTTGAAAGAGATGGAATAATCTATCGAGTGGAATGGATTCACGGTGGATTCGGTCTTGAACCGCGGTATAATTCACCGTTTTATCCAAGACTAGGTAATGTTGAATTGCGTGAAAAAATTGAAGTCATCGGGAATATTCACGAAAACCCTGAATTCTTAGAGGAGAAATGAAACAAGAAAACATAACTTTCAAACTTAATTATGGTGGATTTAGTGTCGGCGATAAAGTTTACTACCCGACCTTTAGAAATGAATATAGTCTTGGTGTGGTTGTCGCTGGAAAGATAGAACGGAGACGCTACCCAGGATTATCACTTCTACCTTTTACATACAAAACCGCTATTCTAGTTATTAAGGTGGGAAATCACTATTTTGAGAAACCCGCACACAAGTGTTACAAGGCGACTGAATGTGAAGACTAAAGAATGAAGGAGGAATAATGTTTGATTCACTAGAACACGAAATTAAAAAACAAAATGAGCTACTTCAACAAATCTTGGACAAGGGTAGTCTAGAGACTTTCTTAGAAGATGTTGAGCCAGTTATGTGCCATATTAACTCCATGTATGCAAATCCATATGATTATGACGAGACACGGCACTGGGCAAACAGCGTAATTAGCCAACATCTTTTGAAAATTAGAAAACTTTACGGAGAAATAAAGTATTTAAGTCAGGTAATTCCAAAGCAGTATGAAAACTTCAAACGTATTAAACAGGAAGCTCCAAAAGGAATTGTACACAAAGATATAGACAACTTTATTAAAAAGTATGAGGAGGAGTATGAAAAATAATATGCAGAATGAAATTAGGCATTTCATTAACAATGTCGATGAGGTTGAAAGAACACTTAGAGCGATTAGAGAAGTAGTCAGATATCTAAACGGAAAAGGCGGCACATGCAGTGGAAAAGTACAAATATCAGTAGGTTTTGACAATGGTCGCCATCTGTATGTAAAAAAAGAAATTGCAATAAGTGTTTTTACTAATCTAGAACAACATTATAGTAATCGTTTGGAGGAATTGGCAAAAGCTATAGACTTAAAAAAGAAACCAAGTCCTGAAAAGTGGTGGCAAAAAATAATAAGTAAGAATGGTAAATGAGAAATGATTAGCAAAAAAGACCAAATTAAGCGTTTAATAAGGTCAATTGACTATGCGGAAAAAAGAATATTGTACCTCGAGAGGCTTAAACGGAAAGATGATTATGATGTTCTTATAAGGGACAACATAAATAATACAGAGCCTGAAGTAGTCGAAAATGGGTATGAAATCATAAATCAAATCGTTTATAACTATAAACAAAGTCTTGAAAATTATAACAAGGAGCTGGATGATTTGCTTGCTCCAGATACCATAGCGAACGAGCAATATGTATTACCCAAGGACAAGAGATGACTTTAGTGAAAGGAGTTGAAGTATGAATATGAATACGGCTAGAGTCAATTATGCAATGATAAGAGAAATTTTGAACAGATTATTGAAAGAAGCCGTTAGGTTAGAACTAAGGGATATTCTTGACAGTTGGGATGTGAAAGGCTTTCACGACCAAAATGCTTTGAATAACAGAATAATCCATTACAGTCGTGAACTCCAGGGTTGTATCGAAAGGCAGGGAGCGTTAGAGAGGGGGTGGCATTGTGATGATTTTTAATCATAACTATTATTACCACTCTGAAGGTTATATAAAGGTGCTTCATTAAAGATAGAAGGAGGAGAAATGAACCCATATTTAGAAATACACGTGATCCTAGGGCGATTTCAAAATGAATTTTTGAGACTAATAATTCAAGAAGTTGTTAAGGATGAAGACATCGACGGGGTCTATCAAAAATATGATGATGAACTCATGAATATTGTCAAAAAAGCCGAAATCGAAGCCCTAGAGCATGCCCTAGAGTTCATGGGACAATTTCCAGACTTTAATTTAGCTAATATGTACGAGTATATTAGAGACAAGGAAGAGGAGATGCTAGAAGATGGCAAAGATTAAGCTAACACGAGAACTTGATTATGCACAAGGCACCTACGCAGCGAGCATCTAGAGCTAGTTGTAGATGAGAATGAATGGAATAGTATGTCTAATGATGATAAGCAAGAATTCTTTAGAGATTGTGCAGAGGTTGTAGTTGATGATTATGAAGTTGAAGATTATGATTGGAGTGATACTTCAGATATAAAAGAAGAGTCTTGTTAACTGTAATATACTGCTCTAAATATCTTATAAAACCATAAGTTTTTTAGCAAAAATTATTGACTTTTATCTACACTTTCCTTATAATAAAGGTATAAAAGAAAGGACGGGTAATAATATAATGGATAAGCCAAGATACAAGCTTCTCAAAGATATGCCTACTGTTAAAGCTGGGACGACTTTTCGAGAAATAACCAGAAAAATAGACGGTTCAAAAATCCTGAAAGAGTACAAATCAGACAACAAAGTTTCAATTCTTGTTAGCGAAATCAATGACTTTGATAAGTGGTTTGAGGAAATCAAAGAGCCGATAGATAGTATTCATTGGAAACCTAGATATAATGATGAATATTTTTATATTAGTGACTACGGAGATATATTTTCAGATACTTGGCGTGGCAATCATATAGACAATGAGCGTCTAGCTTTAGGCTTTGTCTATTCTAGTGAAGAAGAATGTGAAAAAGCTAAAGAACGCAAATTAGCCAAAGTCAGACTACAACGAACATCAAAATTTAAGCCAGATTTTGAAAATGGTAGAGGTGGCTGGGCTGTGTGCTGTTACCGCGCAAACAAAGAATTATACTGTGTAAGAATTTATGGTTGCGATAGTGGCGAACCTGTACATTACAAAACCTTAGAAGAAGCTGAAAAGTCTATCAGAGAAAATGAGCGAGACTGGAAGATTTATTTTGGAATTGAGGAGGAGAAATAATGTCAGCAAATAAGTTCAAAGTCGGTGATAAGGTTAGAGTCCGTGAAGGACTTGTTGTAGATAAATTCTATGGTGATATGTATTGTTATCCTCTCATGGACAAAATAGGTGGAGAAATACTCACAGTCGATAGTGTACAAAACATCTATTATGGAGTCAAGGAGAATGATTGTTACTGGTCAGATGAAATGCTAGAGCCTGTCTCCATCAAAAAGACATTAAAAAACATGGAGAAAGGTGATGTTGTGGTAAATAAACCCGACTATGACTATCCTCGAACAGTGTTACTAGCGATTGACGGTTGTTACCTTTTGAGTGCTGTAGCTCGACCGACAGTAGCGTCATGTTGGCGCACAGCTGAAGAACTTAGAGTTTCAGGCTGCACCGTTCAACAACCAACCCCAACCAAAATCGAAACTATAGAGATAAACGGCAAAAAGTACAACAAGGCTGATGTCGAGGAAGCGATTAAAGATTTGGAGGTCGTAGATTAGATTATGTGGCCAGGTTGTCAAATTTGCGGAAAACCAACTAAGACGATAAACAGTGAATATTGTTAGGGTACATATTGCGATGGCAAGCCAATGGAATACCCATCAGTTAAGAAGCCACATACTAGGAAAAAGCTCACACGAGAAATGATTAAAGCTCGGCGAAAGAAAGGACGTAGAAAGGGTAATAGGTAAACGCCGCTTGCTAATGACCTACCACACGTCAATAAACTGGGCGAACACTAACAATTCAACCGTATAACTGGGCAGATGATATGCACAATTTCCATGTGGCGGTGCTAGAATACCTAGCATTTATTAAAAATAGTGAAACGTTGTGAGCCTTTTGATAAGTTGTGGCATAGTGCAACGTGTATCGTCTGTTCAACTGGTAGCATGAGTAAGCAAAATAGGTAATGCTAATTTTGGAAGCAGACTGTAGGAGTTCGGGAACGATGCCAGCTAAGTACTGTCATATGCCCCCTGGGTACTGGGTCGTAATAACAGGAATTACGGAGGGAACGCCGTAGTAATGCCGAACGTTGTGGGCGAGCAAAGTACAAGCTCGTTAGGTGCAAATCCCCACCTCGTGCTATCAACTGGTAGTATCAATGTATTATAGTACAATGAAAAACGTTATCTCATTGTATTACAATACAATGTGTTTGGTGCTATCAACTGACAACATCAGTGTCTAGGATTTTCATTCGCCTATAGAATTGAGTGCAGATGGAAATCGGCTCAATCTGGTGCTGTCAACTGGCTATATAAGTGGCTCTTGAAACAAGTCTGAACAGTGGAAACTAGAGCTAGTCGTCGCTGTTATAGTGTGCGGATGTGACTATACGAGTAAAAATCCCCTCTGACTAGTAGGAATATGAATGCCTAGCACGTTCTGAAGATTATGGAGCTAACGCGAGATGAGAACTCCTCGGCAAATCATCACCTTATATAGCCAACGAGTTCAGGTATGCAAGTGGTTAAAGCAGGCAGACTGTAAATCTGTCCCCGTAAGGGTTCGTGGGTTCGAATCCCACCCTGTCCACCAGTTATGCGGTTGAAAGCACTAACTGCAAATAAGCGAGAATAAGATAACAGGGGTGGAATTACTAAATATTATGCCTCGTATAAATAAAGAAAGGATAAATAATGAGTGAAACTGTAGGACGCAAAGGAAAGCTCACACTTTGCAAAAAATATAAAGACGCTGATGAGCTTGAGGCTAGCTTACAAGACTTTTGGAAAAGCATACCTAGAGAAGAGCGCGATAGATACTATAAAGATGTAGAAGAAGTTGAGGAATACGAGCTAGAAGACAACGGCTATGTCATTATCGATGGGAATTGTATTTATAAAGTTGAATTGGACAAAGAGTTCAATGTATATGATAATTTCATTGAAATTACTCAAGTTCAAGATGGTGTTTATAAATTCATAACAGGTTTCTATAACGGTTCAACCGACCTTCAAGATATGTTGCAGGAGGGTTTTGATCAGAAAAGAAATAATTAAACTACATGATTTCGTGTAAATATGAAAAGACCAGTCATGAATGAATATAAAACAATGACATATGAAGAAACGCTTGAAGAATTAAAGTTTGCGATCAAACACAATATTGATTTCTTTAAGCATAATATTAATAAAATATTGGATAGAGAAAGTGTTGAAAAAATAGCACAAGAATTAGGTATTGGTGTTGAATATAAAGCAGTATTTCTAGACGATACCAGAGCATATTATAGATTAGGTTTTTATACTAACACTGTACGTCCGTATTTTGCTACATATTTCAGCAAAGACATTATTAGTCAAAATGACAATTATACAATCGATGGCTCAAAATATGAGCAACAATATGGTTGCTAAGTCTTAATTTTATGGACATATAGAAAGGAGATATCAATGAAGAATATTAAAGCATTTCTGGTCGTTATGGCAATATTTATTGTATTAATTTTGCCTGGTGTCATGGTACTTTGGAAAGCAATTATATTCAATATCCTTCCAGATATTGGAGTTGTGCTTGTGTGTTTATTCATGTTCGTGTTTGGATGTATTATGATGTTTATTTCATTAGACTATCCTAAACAATAGAGGTGAGAAGAATGGGAGGATGTATAAATGACTAAAACAAATGACTTTGACAAAAGACACATAGAGAAGCTGCTAGACCAAGTGCTCGGAAACGTATCTTTTCATGGAGAAACCTATGCAGATAAAGAATCTCTACAGAACCTAGAGTTGCATAAAATAGCTCTCAAGCATATCTACGAAAAACTAAGCGATACAGCATACGATACTGCCGGTAGACAAGAGTTTAGTGCTGCAGCTTTACGTAGGCAGATTGAAGATATCAATAAAGGTATAGCAAATGAGGTTAATGACTTGATTGGTCTGTTCTTAGAGTATCAAGGTCGAGAGAAGAAATATGCTTTTTATTATAATAATAAAAAGCATATTTTCGACTGGTAAAGGAATTAGAGATATTACAGAAGACCAAGCCCTTGCTCTATTTAATCAGCATTATGATGAAGCTGTGCAGGCAATTATAGACGGTTATGAGGTGGAGATGGCTATTAGACTGTCTAATGATACAACTAAGAATGTATACCCACCATTAGATTCTCGAAAAGTCATGGTTATAAATGGTAAGCTTTATAAAAAAGAACCACTAATGGTAGACGATTTTGTTGATGAAAGAGTTAAATAATGGTAGAAAGGGGATTGGTATAAGCTATGTGGAGATTATGGCATAAACTGTTTGGCTGGGATTATGTTTACTGGGAACTTATTTCCATGTCAGGGATAAGTAGGGTTAGAGTAGCCCCTGGTGGAGCTGCCTATTTCAGAATATTAGGTCTTATTATTCGTGTAACAGACCCGTCTCTTGACGACATATTATTCTTGACCTGCTCACCAGAAAAATATCTCAATCAACCAATAATCAACAAAGATGACAGAGGTGAGAGTAGTGAAAAGTAGTAATAAATCAACCAACCATCAACGAAAGTCAAGCACTAAAGATGCTATTGTTGCTTTCTTGGTTCTGCTAGTTTTTGTCCTACTGCTTGGCTTTAGCTCCAGTATAAGCAGCTACGATTTTGACAAGCAATCTGAGCTGTCTGCTCGCTGTAGGTCTATGGGTGGGCAGATTGGAAATAACAAGTGTTTTAAGGATGGAAAGGAAATCTAAATGAGCGGCCATTCATTTAATATTGGAGACAGAGTGCGAGTTATAGGTGGCATTGCAACATTTGCCAGGAAAGAAAAGCTCCCAAGAAATATAGATCCCTTGCAAAAAGGTGAGATCACATACTCACGAAAGGAATTTCCTGACATTATGACAATATCGAGTGTCTTAGGAAATGATGAATATTGTCTTGCTGGTGAGAAAAATATTTTCCTAGGGGAGGCGCTAGAGTTAGTAGAAGCAGCCCATTCCACCCTCAAATACATGATAGTTAACGCTCCAGACCTTACTGACTTGCATTATAAAGTGAACGATCAGTTATCGAAAGGCTGGAGTCCACAGGGAGGTATTGCTATATTTAGAGGCTATCCTTGTCAAGCAATGGTCAAAGAGAGTCTAGACGAAAAGCAGCCAAAAATAATGGTAACTAGTGATACCCAGTCGGTCGATACCCTACCAGAGATAAAAGACCTAGTGCCAGATGAGAACAAGTGGCGAATAAAGAGAAAATTAAGAAGGAAGTAGAGACACCCAAATGGACTACAAGGAGGAAAAAATGAAAGTATACTATTATGTAGAAATTTCTCGAGGTTGCAAGGATTGTGGTAAGAAACATATGACCTGTAGCTCTTCCGTTCCTATTGGGAAATATGTTAGTAATAGTCCTTTCTTGTTTTTCTTCAATGGTGGTGAGTACTATAAAAACATAGCACAGTTAAAAGAATGGCTAAATAACAAAACTATTGTTGATAGTTATGGCAACCAAATTAGCTACAGTAAGTTTTGGCAATTAGTAAATAAAGGACAGTCTGCTCCCCTAGATACACATATTACACCTGAAATGACTATTGACGGGTATAGGTTTACTGATTACTATATAGCTAATGATGACTGTAACGAGTGTTGTAAATTGATAAAGGAAAGAAGAGGAATAATCTAATGTTAAAAGTTAACCACAAAGAAGTTGTAGAATATATTAAGGATAATATTAATTCTTGCTTAATGTTCGCTGATATAGATATTGATTGTGCTAAAAATATAATGATTGATGAAACTACTTTAGTAATTTCACGCATAAACGTAAGTTTAGATATAGATTATGATAGTTTCATTGAATATACACATAAGAAAGAGAATGTTACACATTAGGTATTAAATAGGAGGAAATATGAAAAACAAAATAATGGATTTTTTAGTAATTGTAGGGTTCTTAGGATTAATTTTTATCGCTAGCACATCTCAAGTCTTATTCAGAGCATCTATAGTAATATTACTTATTGCAATTATTTATCAATTAACAAAAAAGAATTGAAAATAGCCTCTATTTTTTATATAATAATTATAAAA